TTTGAGAGCATTGAATTGGCAGAACGTTTAAACTAAGGAGCGAACATGAAGATCACAATCACAATCCCCAAAGAAGCAGTTGAAGCAGTCAAGAGCATGGCCAAAGAGGTCTCGGGCAAGAAGCCCTCCAAAGAACAGCTGGCCGAGTTCTTCACACAGGACATTGAGGGCCTGTACGGCGACCTCTTTGATGAGGGCATTGACGATGCAGTTGAATGCTATTTTGGTTGACAGCCCTACATTTCGGTGCTATAATACACACATAGACAGCAACAAACAGGAGCGAACAATGGAAGCATTACAGACTTGGGAAGAGATGACAGTATTAGAGCAGTATGCCTGCCAGTACTGGGACATGTACAAGGATGCCTATGGCGTTCGCCCTCGCTGGATTGACACCACTCAGTGGACCGAAGAGCAGTTTGAAGCAGAGTTTGCTTCACTGGCTACTGCCATTGAGCAGGCTGAGGTTGAACGCAAGGCCGCTGAAGCTGAGGCTATGCATGCCTTTGAAATGCGAGTGCAGGGTCTGTTGATGTCGGGTGCCAATGATCGTGCGATGGCCCTGCGTTGGGTACACGAAGCAGAGGGTAGCAACGGTGATGACGACTACCTCTGCTACCTCGTTGGCTTGCCCTACGGTTATTTCCGTTCGGTTGACAGGGTTATTGTTTGAGCATATAATACACACATACACAAACAAAGGAATGAACATGAGTACAATCGCTTACAGAATCATAATGGCGCTCTTGTTGGCTTACATCGGTATCGGTGTGTATGCCGCGGTTACCTACATGAATACCCCGCAGACCTGCATCAACGGCATCGTTATGCAACCCAAAGGCGACATGATGGTTCAGTCAGGACTGTTGCCCGCACACTGTATGCCTATCAGCAGGGACTGACATGGTAACCATTGACCCTACACTGAACTCCCTAGAGGTTCTAGTGGTAGCAGAACACCTAGAGCGCCGAGGTGTTACCCACTACACCCTAACCCAGGGCAACGACTGTATTTGGGCCTACTACGGTGTAATAAATGAGTATTACATCTTTAAGGCGGGTCTTTTGGTTGACGTCCGGATAGATTGACCTTATAATACATACATGTTCAACGCACTAGAGGAAACGAAAATGACTACAGCAACAGAATTCAACGCTCGCTTGGTACAAGACGCTTGCAACGAAGCAGGCATCCAAGCTCGTACAGCCAGCAAGGCTTTCTTTGATCGTCATGGCGATCGTGACGCTTGTGGCTTTGCTTGGGTTGATGTCTACGGTGTTCGCAGTAACAGCCGCTTGGGCAAGACACTGCAATCCTTTGGCTTCCGCAAGAGCTACACAGGTAGCCTGCAGTTATGGAATCCCAGCGGTGCGGCTACACAATCAGTCAGCATCCTGGAAGCTGGCGCCGATGCCTACGCAAAGGTCATTACAGAGAAACTGGGTGTCAAAGCCTACGCTGGCTCACGTTTGGACTAAGGAATAGACATGAAAAAATCAATGGGCTTTATCCTGCTGATGACCGCAATCTTTCTCATGTTGGGCGTGGAGGGCACAATCGAAACCCTGCCGCCCTATGCAGGAGTTCCGGAATGGACGGTCCTGGGCTTATTCACCCTACTGGCCACAATAATCGGCCTGTTAGGCGTATCATACATCATGGAGAACAACAATGGTTGAATTAGAATTACAAGGACTCAACAGCCGTCAACAGGTCCTGGCTGACATTCTTTGGCAACTAGAGGAATACGATGATGTCCAGGCATTCATCGCTACCCTGCCTGATCGTGAAGCCTGCGAGTGCGAATCAATCATCGAAATGATGAAGTTGGCCCTGGTTGAACAGTATGCCGAAGGCATGAAGGACCAAGTGCCCATGACCGAGGCACAACGACTGATTGACAAAGTCCGTAAATAACAGTATAATAACATTTTTAACACACTAAGGAATAAAAATGGCAAAAGCTAACATGAAACCCAGCGCCGTTACCCAAGTACTTGAATTCGATACGGATGCGATCAAGCGCCGTGAGAAGGAAGTAGCTCGTGAGTCGGATCAAGAGATCCTGGATCGATTGGCAGAACGCTTTGACATCTTAACGGACATGACCAAGGCTGTCAAGTCGGGTGATGTACGTGCCATGATCGTGTCAGGTCCTCCGGGCGTGGGCAAGAGCTACGGTGTTGAAGCAGTACTGCAAAAGGACGGTCTGTTTGACACCTTGGCAGAACGCAAGCCACGCTATGAGATCGTCAAAGGCGCCATGTCAGCACTTGGACTCTACGCTAAACTCTACGAGTTCTCCGCAGAGAAAAACGTTGTGGTCTTTGATGACTGCGACTCTGTGCTAATGGACGAGCTCAGCTTGAACATTCTTAAGGGTGCCTTGGACTCATCAAAGAAGCGTTTCATTGCTTGGAACACTGACAGCCGCTTGCTCCGCAGTGAAGGCATTCCAGATCGCTTTGAGTTCAAAGGCTCTGCGATCTTTATCACCAACATCAAGTTTGAGCACGTTAGATCTAAAAAGCTTCGCGATCACTTGGATGCATTGGAAAGCCGTTGCCACTACATTGACCTGCAGATGGACACCGAACGTGAAAAGATGTTGCGCATACAGCAGGTGGTCAAAGAGAACGAGATGCTGGCTGACTACGAGTTTGAGCCCTGCATACAAGACGAGCTGATTGAGTTCGTAGTAGAGAACCAAGAGAAGTTGCGTGAGCTGAGCCTGCGCATGGTACTCAAGTTGGCCGATCTACGCAAGGCTTTCCCAGCCAACTGGAAGAGTCATGCCAAGACAACCTGCATGAAGCGAGCGTGATACAACGACTTGCTCTATACAGTAGCCTAGGCCTGCTACTGGATGCTCTGGGCTACGGTGCTGGCACCGTAGTGTTCTGGAGTGTTGTGGCCCTGTTCTGGGCCAGCGATCACTTGGCCCGCATTGAGACCATAGAAGACTTTAGGTCCAGTCTACTTGATGCACTAGAACAGGCACGTGATGAGCTGGCACGAGCACAGGATAGACTAGAACAACTACAACAAGACCGCAAGGACACACAATGACTAAGGACACACGTATAGACACCTGCCAGTACATAGGCACAGAGCAGGGCTATAGTAGACTACGGCCTACATGCACACACTCAGCACTAGCAGGGCGTAGCTACTGTGCAGAGCACATATACGTAGTCTATCAAAAGGGCACAGCACAGGGTCGACGCAAGAAGGATCAGCGTAGGGCACACTCATTGAGAGAGATCGTCAGCGACTTCAACGATGTCTACTCTGAACTGCTGAACAGCGGAGAGATTGAAGACTCCTGAGGGGCCGGTGGGGCACCGGTGGGGGTGGGGTAGTATTGCTTGCTGTTGCTACTTGCGCAACAAGCAAGCATGCCAAAAGTTCTCAAAGTTTTCTCAAAGTTTTCCTAATAATCGCCCCCCGTTAGATGTAATCACCAGCACCGTGGTTCTCATGGCCTCTTTTAATTTGCGCGGCAATATTTTTGCCCTGTGTATAGACCGGTCCCCCACAATAGACTATCTGCTGTACATATCAAGTGCGTCCCCATCAACTCCCGTCCATACACTAATGGTTCAATAAATATAGGCAAGGGCAGGGTATAAAATGGCAACACAAATTAAATTAATACAAGACACGGCAGTTAATTGGACCAGTACTAATCCAATATTGGATTCGGGTCAACAGGGAATAGAAATAGACACACTTAAAATCAAATACGGTGATGGAACTACAGCCTGGACTTTATTAGCATACAGTGCTGGTCATTTTGATTTTAGCGATAACTATGCCGACGACAGTAATTTTGTAACCTTAAGTGAGATGCAAAAATAGATTCGACCATTTGAAATTTTTGCGCGGCCATTTTTACACAGTGTGCCTAGTTCGGCCATTATCCAAGCAGATAATTAGGGTGATAAAAAATTTTGCGCTACCCCTACGGGGTTTGGCTCTCGGTTCCGATGCTAGTCTGCATTTTTAATTAAATATTTGTCATGCGTATGCTCTATGATCGTTATCCGGAATTGCCCTATCGTGCGGCAGCACCGTGGCCCTTTGTGGAATATAAGGGCAATGTAGATTGGATTGCCAGTGTAGATCTAGTGGAGTCCTGGTTAGAACGATCTGTAGGTCATCATTGGGTACATTGGACTTGGAGCATGTACACACTGGATCAGCAGAATCTATGCGGAGTCAGTTTCCTGCATCAGCGTAACTGCACATTATTTTTGCTCAAGTTTGGCACAGTATAAATATTATCATGCCCATACAATTAAACTATTCTCTTCCCGTAGCAGGATCTACAGCTGATACACTCGATGTTTGGTCACTAGCACCCGATGATTTTTCAGTGGGAGTACACATTATACACATTGAACTAGTTGACTCTCTTGTGGTTAATCAACAAGAGTTTCAGAAGGTTGTTAAGTCTATTACCTATAGAGTTGAGGTCAAGCATATAATTACAGACGAAATTCGTGATTTTATAGATACTATGGTATTTGACCCGGACATGATACGTTCAGACTCATTTGTTGAATATGATCAAATTTCCTTGTCCACAGCAAAAAGATGGATATCGGCTACAACCATTAACAAATGTAATGATCTACAGACTCAGTTTGCCCAGGATATTAACCGTCGAGAAGAAGAGGCCGCTAGACAATCTCGTATTGTAATACCCAATTGGACCGATTAAATCTTTAGGGATTCAAACCAGACCTGACATTCGGGCCAGTTGCGGTATATGTGTGCCAGTCCACCAGCTTGAATCCATTCGGTACAGTTACTGGTACGATCATCTATTAGTATATCACCCGGCTTACAATGACGCCACTTGTCATGACTGAATGGTCCCAGGAACACGGGGATACCTTCAAAGTGTTCATGTGCCCACCATACTTTATCGCTGGCAGCATGGGGCATACTATAGTCGTGTGGCAGTGCTGTTAGAAAGAATAGTCCGTCTGCACGTCCATTTGCCACTGCATCACGGCAGTATTCAACCAGTTCGCCGGCGCCTTCTTTCACGGGCAAGTGGCGATAAAAATGGCTATCTTGTTTAACACGATCCCAATCCTCTTGTGGGATGCGTTCGTTGTCTTTGTTCCAACGCATCTTGAGAAAGTCTTGGGCCGCAGAGTGCCAATCTGCTACTACATCGTCCATGTCTAAATATATTGTTGTCATGCTAACAGTATACATGAACTGCTGGACAAATACAACAGGGACGGATTAGACGCTGAGTTTTCTGTCTTCTAGCTCTAGAGTGGCCTGCATCAGCTGACCGATAACTCCAGAGTTTCTTAGAGTTTTAAACACCACGTTGGCTCGACCTAGTTCGCCAGTTTTAGACAGGCCTTCTTTGCGATATTTGCTCAATAGTTCTTTTATGGTTTTTAACCCTGCTAGGTCTTTATCCTGTACGGCCTGCGTGATCAATGTTACCCATGCTAGGCACACGCGGTCTATGTCTTGAGCAGGTTCTCGGTCAGGTTGGGTAGGTTTTTGTACCCAGGTATCTTTGAGTAGACTGTAGCTACTGCCTTTGACAGGACGGGCATGATCTTCAGCATAGCATTCCACGGGTATACCATGTACTGTGATATTATGACGTAGTTTCCATAATTTGCGCTTGGTATCAAACAATTCTTCTACAGGCTGGTCGCAGGTCACTGTATCGTAGGGTACTATAATATGCAGGTCCAAATCACTAAACCTTGTATAGGTGTAGGAACATTGACTTCCGGTAATTATGATATCTTTAACTTCTACAGGTACTTCTAGGAATTTAAAAAATTCACGAGCAATCTTAAGCAATCCGTCACGAACTTTTGGCCTAAGGCTGTAGTTGTCCCATATGAGCGGATTTAATGATGGGTGTAATTCTACACCTAGTTCTAAGTTCGACATAACAAGATATTTATCAGTTAAATACTACTATGACCACAGAAAACTATAATGGACACCTAATTGTTGCACAGCCTAAATGTATTAGTAATTTTTTTAATAAAAGTACCATATTAGTTGCTGTACACGCACACAACGGTGCCTGGGGTGTTATCACTAATCGAGTGTTTAATAGGATGGAATCCGGCTTGGGCGTTATAATGAACCAGATTGGTATAGAATTTGACAATGTAGGTGATCACCCATTATATGTTGGCGGTCCTTTAGAAACTAACAGAATAAATGTTATTCACAGTTTAGATTGGGCAGGACCTAGCACAACAACAGTAACAGATCATATTGGAATAACCAGCGACCTGTCTGTGTTGGCCGCTATTGCAGGGCACCGAGGCCCTGAATATTTTAGGGCATGTGTAGGTATTTGCCGTTGGGGAGAAGGACAATTGGAGGGAGAAATGAGAGGTCTCCCTCCTTGGCTACCCGAGCATCGTTGGCTTCATGCTCCGGCCACAATGTCCAATGTATTTGACTTTACCGAACAGTTCCAATGGCAAAATGCCATTGTTGACGCGGCTAAAGAAACTACCAAAGAGTGGCTTTAATCTTTCTCAGAGTTTAGGCTTGCAAGCATTGTACGAATCTTAGCACTATCGGCAGTACCTCGAATTTTTCCTATATTAATGCCCTGCGTGGGATCTGCAATTTCTCCAGTCTCGTGATCTACTGCATTGTTAACAGTACTTGTTTTCTTTAGATTTGCATAGATACTGCTAGTTTTTCCACCACCACTTTGAGTATAACTTCCCTGACTTTCTTCTTCACCTAGATCGGTAATTCTCAGTGTTTCCACGTTAAATTCTAGATCTACTTTTTGCCCAACACCACTCGAACTACGTGTCTTCATAAACTGAATCTGATAGCGTCCACGTTCTTTCATAGCACGGCTTGTAAAGATACCGATGACATTATCTGCTGTCATAATCTTACTCAACCCGCCGCTAATATGACTGTGATCAAACTCGATTTCTTCAACAGCACTACGATTTAACTGTGACGCGGTAACTGTAATACATTGTGTCTCCATAGCCAAATTTCGAATCTCTTCTGACACATATTTGTCTTTTACAAACAAATCGCTGGGCGAGACCTTCACTGATAAAGGCATCATCAAATCCAGGTAATCTATTAAAATAACGTCTGGTTTCTGGCCAGTTTTGACCTGATATTCCTTCAAATAGGCTCGAATATCGTTACAATTTTTTCCCGACGGCATATACTTAACTTGAAGGTTTCCTGCCTTCTTACCTAACATTTTAACCTTTAGTTCCACATCGTCGATATTCTTAAAAATGTCGCGGGTTGTAATACCTGTCATCATAGAATCCAAACGCATTGATACTAATCCTTCACTAAGTTCAAATGTTAGATATATTACATTTAACCCTTGTAGCGCCCAGTTTACTCCTAGATTTGCAAGGAACAAACTCTTGCCCCCACCAGACCCTGCACAGAAAATATTCAACTCACCTCGGTTAAATCCACCATATAGTTTCTTGTCAATGCTGGGCCAACCAGTACTAATCTGCCCGTTCCCGTCTTTAAGTTTAGTCAATCGTGCTCTAGGATCTTCAAAGTAATCTGTACCCATATCCTTGTTTAGACTAATCTGGATAGCGTCTTTGATCAGCTTTTCAACCGGACCGTAGTCGCCATCTTCTAGCAAATCGCTTGATTGAATAATAGCACGTTCTAAGCCTTTATGTCGACTAAAATTTTCAAACTCGTCCATTAACCAGTCATAGTTCTCTTTGGGCAAACTAACTGATTGGAGGTCCTTGCCGCAGTTAGCGTTGACAATATGAATGTCTGGTATTACCCTATACTCATCTGTATATGTCTTGATAAATTTTGCTGTATCTTGTAATCGTTGGTCAAAATTTTCTGGGTCAAAAATGTTTGCACAACGCATAAATGTTTCAGCATCGCTAAGAAACATTTCAATGTATAATTTTTGTACGTTAAAATCGTAATTGGGTTTTTCTTTTTTATTCATGTATTGCTTCTAGTTTTTTCTTTAATAGATTTATTTTTATCTCTCCGTGAACCTTATAGTGTAGTATTGTGGCTAACACATACAAACGTCCGTGTCTTTTTACCGAATCAGCCACGTCTTTAATATCTTCACTCCACGGGGGCATACTAACAGACCAGTTGTTTTTTATTGCCGCTTTGAGCATTTTGGCGCCTGGCCTATCTCTATCCGGTACTACTATAACTTCTCGTCCTAATGCGTTTAGACGCATAACTTGTACCTCATTAGGTTCATTATGTCCTATAGCACAGCCATCTATAGATATTGCATCAAATTGTCCTTCTACAACTATAACATACTTTCTGTCATTAGGTTGTGCAGTTAGGTTGAATACATATCCGGGTTGACTATGTGCTAGGTATTTTGGCTTACCTTCTGTTATTTTACGCCCTGTAAATCCCACTATTTTGTTATCTTGGTAGTATGGTATAATAACACGATCTCTATATCCGGGTTCGGGAGACCACATCCAATCATACCAACTTAGGTCCATTTTACGTCCTAATACATATTCTACAACTTTGATAAATTCTTCTTCAGGATCGGGTATGTCTGTGAACTTTTTACAATCTTTTGGTAACTCAACTTCTTTAAGTTCGAAGTTAAATTCTTTTTTGTCAGTAGGTTGATCTTCTTGTTCTTTAAGTGCGGCTAGTGATAATTTTTGCACTTCGCTATCAGGTATGCCAAACCAGTTAAACAGAGTTTTGGTGTTCTTGCTTAACAGCTTACCCTTGCTCCATCCAGCTTTATATCCGCAATTAAAACAATGGTATATAAACCCGTCAGCAGTTAGCATTATACCACCGCGCTTGCGATCATCACGTCGATCACCTCTATGATGACAACAGGGCGCATTGAAGCTGTCCCAACCGCTAGGAGTTTTCTTGCGATTTGGAGGTAAGACGGCTAGTAAGGCATTCTGTATGAGGCTCATACAGTTAGTTTAACTTCTATACAGGAGTTTGTCAAATGTTCCGGCGTAGGCAGTATCGTTATTCTGCTGTGTAATTGGGTTTTTACTAGGAATGTATCTAATTCTAACATTCGAAAAGACACCGTTAAAGTTAACATAATCTACGCCAGTATACCCTGTATAACTTTTGGTAGATAATGTAGCATAGTTGCTAAAACTACCCGGACTATTTTCCAGTGTACCTTCTACAATTACTTGTCCTTTGTATCCGGATAGATAGAAGGCCATTGTATGTAGGGCTGAGTTAGAATTGTATTCTGGTTGTGCTTTTAGATTGCCGCTATAGTATTCATACTGTTGTGCTTCGAGGTCATAGTTATATTGTGGCTGGAACGATGTAACCTCAGTACTAGATTGTAGCACAGGACTGATATCTTCTAATAGTTCTAAAGTACCGCTAATTCCATAATAGGTATTAGAATAGGCTAGATCATAGGTACCAACATCGTTTAATTTTTTGATGCTAAACTTGTAAAACCCCTTATCTAAATCTAACGTATCACTCTCAGATAAGGTAAGTAAACCAAGTCCCCTAGTACTAGTGGTTGCTCCATTATCTAGGATTTCTATAGATTTTTCTACCAGTTGTCTGCGGTTAGTTGCGTCAAACATGCTAAACACAAAAGTGCTAGTCGAAACGGGTAACAATTTTTGATCACTGTTTTTGAATTGAAATTGTATCTTATTTTGCAATCCCTTTTGTATTTTTAACTCGCGCTGGTACATAATATTATAGGTCCTTGTATTTTGATCCAAATCCAATATTACGGTGAATAAATTGGTGTATAAATAGATTGGGCACTTTTGCATAATGTGTATTTATTTTTTAAACGATGGTTACAAAAAACAGCTTTCTAAACGATTTTCCTTTTATAACATGTATCAAATCTAATGATATTGAATATGTAGGAATTGTCATTAATTTCGACGATTACGTCACCAGTATATATGATCTTGGATCTATTAAAACAGATGACGAACGCAAACACTTTCTAAATCTGGGGGAAAGTTGGTGGTGGGAAAGTAATCGCAAAATCCCTATTAATATTTTCTTAAAGGTTGAAATGCTGATGTTTAAACCATGCATTAAAACCTTTAATAGAAAAGATGTAGAGATAGTATTTGGACCAACTGTAAATCTTGGCGATATAGCTGAAAAAAGAATTAAACGTAAGAGCATACAGCTGATTAGAAGTACTAAGAAAACCCGTAACTAATCTTTTCACAAATAAAATTCATCTGTACAACAATCGCTAGTGCATACGCGGTTGCATGACTTTTCTTAAAAAAGTATTCATCATTCTCTGGCCTGGTCCATACCTCTGCCATAACCGTAGGCCATTCTTGCCCAATTAGATAACGCTTTGCAGGTCGAATCATTGCTAGTACTGCGGCTAACTGTTCTACACTCCTTGGTTTCATTTCTTTTAGGATAGACCCGTGTCCGTTTACGTGAAATAGTAAGTTGCTGAAATCAGTTTGCTCTAGTAGATCCCATAATGGTTCTTGATTCATTAATTGAATTAACTGTTCTTCATTACGTATGTCTTTGTACACGCCTGCATTTAAAAAATCTATTTTAAAGTAACCTCGATCCTCTGCGGCTTTGTAATCAATTGTGCTTAATCCTGTTAGTGGATTGTACGGTACAGAAGTACAATATACTCCAGAATTGTGTTTTTTAAAAGCTCCATTATCGTCTTTCATAGACGCAGGTATATGATCAATAATCTCGAGTATTGTTGTTCTATCTGCAAAATCGATGTCAATATCGGGCATTATAATTCTCCACTTTCTGCTAATTTCAATATAAGGCTATAATGTTCGTAGGCCTTCTTCACTGCCGGGTAGTTGTCTCGTAATCTTTTTTCTTTATACTTTTGTTCCATCATAACTTCAAACATTTGATAATGGTGTGCCCCATTTTGTTTCATATTGTTAAACACTTGATCTTCAAATTCTTTAATACGTTCTAACTCACTTAGCGGTATCTCTATCGTGTACAGTGGTTCGGTTTCATAATTAAGGCGGGGGTCTTGAATTAGATTATAATCATCGGGATCGCTAAAATACTGACGGTTGATAGGTCTATATCTTGCAAATCTTTTATTGGTATTAACAACAGTGATATTATGTTTTTGGCAAAATACTTTCATATTATTCATCTGCCCACCTTAATATAAACATTAGATGATCTCGTTTGTCAAAGAAAAAAAGTTTAGGGTGTCGGTAGAACCAACGCTCTCCAGTAGGTGAGCCAAGTCGTTCCTGTAACCAATTGTGCATCTCTGTAGTCATGCCGTAACGACTTAGTTCAACAACATTGTAATCGTATTCTAGTACTATCATAACCATCTTAAAATAAACATGCTGGCATCTTTTTTATTTTCAAATATAAAATCTCTACTATGCCATTCGTAAGAACCTTTACAGTTATCATTAAGCCATGTATTAATTCCTAAATGATAGTTACCTGGTATCATAACACGAGTCCACCCTATAGATTTGAGCATACCCCAAAGTATTTCGCGGTCAATTTCTCCCTGCATCTGCATAGACATTTTGTGGGCAATTTCTTCTTCTAATGTCATATTATGATCCATATTTTAATATAAACATAGTAGCATGTTTGTCAACATAAAACGTAAACACTGTATGTTGTGGTACAACTGCTTCATAACTAAAATTATCCCATTTAGTTTGAATATACGCAAAGTCAAAATCTTTTCCTTGAACTAGTCCCTGTGCTCTAAGTTCTCCAACAAGTTCCATAACGTAATTAGGGCTAAGAGACATGAGTTTGACTTCAACCATGTTATCTTATATCTGTTTCTTTAAGTATTTCCGCCACCAATGCGGCATCTGCCGGATGCTGTTTAAATTTCTTAACCCAAAATTGTATGTCGAATGCAGGTGCAATCATTTCTAATTGTTCGTCATTCATATTACCGATCATCTTTTTCCCACCCGAGCAATTAAGTATAACCCATGCACTAATCTTTCCGTTCTTTATATCGTGTACTGCTTTATTAAGATTTACGTATTCGAAATAATGATTAAATTGTGCCTGACTATAATCGCCCCATTCCATCATAGTTGTCAATGTTCTCTGCACCGCAGATTCGACCGGTTCAAGTTTAAGCATTTCGTATAGATAGGTTTCGTATAGCTCATCTCTACACCAATGATCTAGTTTAACTCCGCTCTTAATTACAAAATCTATAAACTTTTCTGGATATATCGGCATTACATTGTTAACAAAACTTCCAAATTTTACAAAAGCATTGTAGTATGCACTCTTACAAAATTCTTCATAGGTCTTAGACTTTTTAGCATTTTGTGTTAGCTGATAGAACCTATTAAACGCTATTAATCCTGCCTGAACACGCTTCTCGTCTTTTTGCATGGCACGCCGTTTGTTTTCGCACATATGAGCATACAAGGTCTTTTCCTTCATAAAGGCCTTGGTACAATGTACACAAATAAATGGTTGGTCAGCTAATGCTATCATTATGCTTTTTGATATGTTTGTTGAAAAATATCTTTCTTTACTACACCGTAGTCGTTGGATCCGTGGCGTACAATAAAATCTTCTCCCGGATTGTAGTGTAACTTCTCGCCCCAACTAGTGTCCACCGTTCCGGAGTGATCAGCAAGTTTTGCCACCTTAATAATCTTCTTAGGGGTACAAACACCGTGCCCATGATCGTCTTTAAGTTCTGCAAACTTCTCCGGAGGAATAGGATACTGCTCACCTTTTGGGCCAGTTAGTATATAATAGCCTGCCTTGTAATTAACTGGACCTTCTAAAGTTTTAATCTGTCCGTCTTGAGAAGCAATCTCATATTTTTCTTTGGCAGGACGTTTGTAAGTTTTAAATCCGTCTTTAAACCAGTCATCTGTAATACCAACACCTTCAACAATGTTGATAAATTTTCTAACATCACTCATAGTCTTTCCTTTGCTTTTTATCAAATCCCATTTTGTCAAATAACTCTTCAATGTCTTTTTTATCCATTATAGATGCCAATAACTTAATCTCATCCATCTTTTTTGCAGGATATAATTCGGCCAATAATTTTTCAATCTTGTGTGCTTTTTCTTTTTTCCCTGCGGCAAGATATGGATGATATGCACTAACACCGGTACCAATCCCTGCAAATAACTTCCACAATAGTTCTTTGTGATTTTTGCTCAATGTCCAGTGATTTTTATTAACTAACTCGTTGGTCATTTCTAAAAACCATTCTTGTGTATCTCTGTCACCTTGTACACTTGCTGAATACCTCATTAAAATAAAAGGCGCAAATGCTTTCTTTTCTTCATTAGACAGCTTTTCGTAGAACTCATAATTTTTTTGATCTACAGCGTTGAGTTCTCGTTTAATATCAAGTTTTGCGGTTGCCATATTTTTTTTCGTAATCTTTAGTTAGGTAATATGTAACTTTAACACGATTCAATGCTTCTTGTAAAGTAGGATTGGTTTTTGCTTCTTGCCGAATATCGCCCCAAAGTTTACTGTCCATTATGTGATCATGTAGTGGCCTGCCGTCAGCGGTACGGGGATCAAAGTTTGGATCATCTTTTTTATAATCCCAACCAACTGCTTGTCTAGTACTGGGATCTGCTCCAAATTCTCTAGAGTAAACTACATTGTCTACACGTTCGTGTATGTACGTGGCACCAGGTTTAAGAGTTCCCATACTTACCAACACCTGGTGTAATCTACTAGCTCACTTTGTCTACTAACTTCTTTGACAAAGTAAGCACAAAGCGGATCTTCGCCTGCATGTAACGGAGTACATAAAAGTTGTCCAGGACGCATCTTAGGAAAATACCACTTAACATCTTGATAGACATTTATAATATCTATATCGTGGAATTCTGGTCTAAAACTTCCTAATGGGTTAAAGCAATATGCACGGAATCCTCTATCATTAAGACTAGTAATAGGTAACACCTCCATATCGGGGCCTTCTGGGTCTCCAACAATGCAACACCAATCTAATGGCATTGTAATTTCATAAGGCCCGATTTTTAGTACCACTGCTGGGCCAGTAAAACTTTCCAGGAAAATTAATGGTATAAAGAAGTAATCGGGGTTACTACTGTCGCTGTTATCAAGTACAGCGAATCTTAAATCATCTTCGATTTCCTCTGGAAGGTCGTTAAGATAAAATGTTTTATTTTCTAGTGTTAATATTTGCATTATTGGTATTTTACTTTCTCTATAGTGAATCGGTATTGTGCTTCCTTATAGAATTTCTTTCGTTCAGTTAAGTGTTTTTTAGCATATTTTGTTGAGGCTGTCAAGTCCCAGATTTGTACGAAGTCCTTATCCTCCGCCTTTCGAATACCGCGCCCAATTGATTGTATAACGCGAGTAAAGCTCTTTCCGGGCTCAAGAAGAACCAGATTAAAAATCCTTGGGATATTAATGCCAACAGCGGCCACACCATAAGTCGCCACAATAATCTTGTTAGTGCTTGTTTTAATTTCATCATATTCTTCTTTTCTATCTTTTGTTTTCACTGCGCCGGAAATGAAGACTGCATCTTCTAATTTTTCTGTTAAGAATTTTCCAGATTCAATTCTATCTACCAATACTAGAGTGTTTCCGCTTTCAGAAATTCCTTGAATTAAACTGCCAATATATGACATCCGTGTTTCGTCTGTTACAAGATATTTTAACTCTTCTGGGTAACTTCCGAATTCTTTCCATTCAGCTGTTTGTATCACTTGTACGTGGCATCCGCTTAATACACCTTTTTCTTGTAACTCGTGTGCCGCAACGCGATGAACTACTTCTCCTAGGCTTGCTTTTAAACTTTGGAACTCAAAATCTTGTTTTGGCACAGTCCCTGTTAATCCCCAACGGATAGGTGCATTAGCTAAATTTCTTGTCAACAAATTTTTAAGAACTTCGGCTTTAGCCATATGTACTTCGTCAACCATAACTGTTTGAACACCGTCAAGGAATTCTGCAAGAGTTAAAATATCGGAATCTTCATCCCGATTTTTGGATTTTTTGTCTAAGATATTGAGACTTTGCCAGGTACAAATTGTATGTGTTTTATTAAGATCTTTTCGGTCGCCGTAGTAAACCCCAACATCTAATTGACAATTGATAAAGTCTTCTTCGGTTTGTTCTACTAAACTTTTATTAGGAACAATGGTTATTGTTCGACCATATTTTTCACAAATTTTTGCCAAAGTTGCAGTGGTTATGGTCTTACCGAACCCTGTGGCAATTTCTTGTATGCATTGGGGATTAGCTAAGAATTTGTTAATAACTTCAACTTGGTCATCACGTAGTCTAATCTTTTCGCCTGCATATCGATGACCCTCGGGCCATGTTGCATCACCCCAAAAATCCTCAAAAATCTGAGAAAATTCCAAGTTTGAATGAGTACGCAAATCTTCAACCTCAATATAATAATTTTTTTGTTCTAGATATTCTAGTACCTGATCAAGCATTGAAAGATATGTTGTTCCGCCTAATCCAAAAAATGGAATAGTTCCATCCCATCGACCTAATTTATACGCAGGCCGGTATCTTGCGGTGGGGTCTTCATACTTAAACTTTTTAACCAGAGCCTTACGTGTGTCAAGATCTAAATTTTCTATCTTAACATTTACTTCATCGCGGATAATAACTTTACACGTTGGCAATTGTTTTCCTTACTTTGTAATTAATCACACAATGGTGATTTTTTACTAAATTTTTCTGTGTGTAATGAGCTGCCTCATCACCTAAGTTTATTATAACATCAATTTCTCTATTATAGTTAATTAAAGTCTTAGGAATTTTGCCACTTAAGAATACTATCTTAATTTTTTCATCCAATGGATTATTCAGTTGAAACATCTTAACAAATTCATTAAAATCTTTTCCTTTATCATTGTCCAATCTAAAAAGTACGGTCATCTGTTCTTTAGAAATTCCAATATCATTTAGGAATTTGTAGCAGTATTTTAGATTTAATATCTCACTACCACCGGGAATTAAAAATAAACAAAAATTATGATACTTAATGAAATCTGTTAAGTCATATAATGTATATATGTCGGGGTTGACCACAAACCCTTTTGAAAGAGGAGTATCTAATACTTGTCTTGTAATAGGATTTATAGAATTAGATGCTATCATCTTCTCAATTGTTTCATCCCACGTGGTAATCCCTTGTTTTTTTGCCAAAAACAACGTTTCTAAAAGATCTGTGGAAGTTGGTTGGTCTACCTTATGATGAACATTTTGAAATTGAAATTTATCATCATCGAACGTAATCATAGGAACATACTGTTCTATGGAATTTTTTATATCTTGTATATCGTTTAATAAATTAACAATTTCTTTCTCAATCTCAAACCCGTTAGGTACCAATACATCGTTAACCCACCCTAAACATTCTTCCCATATGGGAAATGTCCAGCATCTAAGAGTATCACTCCATGCTGGTTGGTTATCATAGGCTATACTTCTGTTAAGTAATTGAGCGTTATCTAATAATTCTTTTTTAAAGTTTCGAATTGACAAAATAATTTCTTCATCATACGGAAAAAATGCGGCCAATTTCCTTTTGTTATCATCAGTAACGATAAATTTAACAATTTTACTTTTTTCAATTGTTCTTATTGGCAATTTGAATACAGGTTGGTCAGCAAACGGGACTACATCTGTTTTAAGTAGTACATTTAATTGTGAACTATATTTTTTAATAAGCCGTTGAGCCAATATTGCTTGTTTTTCTGTAAGACCCAGACCTTTATCTATTTGACTAGAGAAGCTAAGGACAATTTTTTCATCTGGTGGGGCCATTTGTATTCCAATAGAGAAATAAAAATGACCTCCCCTAGACATAGTATGGATTAGATCTTCGATGAACATAACTTTGCTGATTAAAGACTTGCGTCTTCTAAACCCGAAACTCTAAGTTTAATAATGTTGGATAATTGCCATTGTTTTATATCAAGTCCTTTGACAATCCCCAACCATTGGTTGCGTAAGAGTGCAAATTCATTAATAATTTTCTCCATGTCAACTACGTCGGCTTCTCCGTCAACATATTTTTCAACGTCTCTAGAGCTTAGTGCTCTTTGATAGTTTTCTAGATATTTTTTGAAGGCTTTACTACGAATCCTTCGAAGTTCGATATTGAGATATTCCAACACAGCTTCAATTTCTTGAAGCTGGTTGAAACGTTGCTCAACGATGCCCGGCAATACGGAACTGGCTTTTTCTATGTTGCCGTAGATTTTGGTCTCTTGTCGTGCAGTAGTAAGTTCAGAGTAAAAATAGTCAATACATGCTGGTAAATGATTAATATCTTTACTAACTTTAGCATACCAGTGCGACATCAATAGTCCTCATCTTCCTCATAATACTCACTATCATCAGCATCGGCTACCTCGTCGTCGGCAATGGCTGTTTTAATTGCATCGTCAAGATGGGGATCATATCCAGATAATCCCTCAATCACAGATGTTTCAACATCCTTACCTAACAAGAAATCGATAAACTGATTTGCTGCCATTTCTTTATTTTTCTCTGGGATATATTCTCGAAATGTATCCCAAATTTCAATAATTAATGTCTCTTCCATTATGCTTCTTCCTCTTCGTTAGTTTCGATTGTTGTAGGAGTTGCTGTAACAGAGTTGTCCCACTCTTTCATAATTGTCATGAGTTTATCCTCACTCCAATTCTTACGGAACTCTGCAACAATCTCACCAGTTTCTTTACTGGTGTATGCTAATTTATTCCCAACCTTAGATAATACACCCATTTTCTCAAACATATCGACTAAACCTGAACTAGGAGCCATACCAGTTGAATATGGAATCTCAACTTGTACACTTTCAAAAGGTTTAGCATAACGAGTTTTCATAATCTTACATGCGGCACGGATCCCTAACACATCAGTAACTTTGTTACCATCTGCGTCAACTTTGAGTTTGAGTTTCTTCATAGCAACAACAATTGATGATGCGTAAACAAAGCCTTGCCCACCTGAAATTTTGTCATCCGGGTCAAACATGTCTTGACTTGCGTATGTGTGGTTGGTACAAACCATACCTACGTTGTAACTACCAAACATGTTCACACAGTTACGAACAAGACTTGTAAGTGCTTTGGGTTTACGACCCATATCACCTTTCATTTCGCCTGCTTCGAACTGATTTACGTCAGTTGGAGTAAGCAACATGCCTAACGAGTCGATTACAAACAACACCTTTGGACGTTCTTCCAAAGGCATTACTTTAAACTCTTTCATGAACTCTGAAATAGTTTTAGCCACATCATCGATCATTGCCATGTTAAGTTTAAGTAACTTATCTTCGCTTGTGTCAACACCTAAATCTAGTAACCACTGTTTGTCCAAAGCATTTTCGCTGTCAACTAAGACAACAAAAATGCCCTGTGCTTGAGCGGCTCTAATAATGTTTCCAGAACAGATATATGATTTACCTGCGCCGGATTCTCCAGCAAACACAGTTACCTTACCTAAAGGAACTCCTTTAAAGAAGTCCCCCGAGATAAGATAGTTTAGTGCATAGTTGCCAGTACTAACCCAATCAGTTGGGTCGTTAAAACCAATTCCTAAGCCATCAATACTCTTGGTGATAGACTTGCGGAACTTCGAAATATCGAAGGCCTTTCCCATGGTCTATCTCCTTATTATTGCTTTTGACGATTACGAATCATTGCCAAGATATCTTGGGCACGTGAACTAGCACTGTCTCCAGTGTCAGCTGATTCAGCAACTTTGAGTGCGGGTGCTGGAGCCGCTTTCTCAAAAGGGATCTCATCCTCGTCTATTGACGGAGCAGGTGTCGGAGCCGCTTTTGGAGCCGCTTGTGTGTTTGACCCAGTAGCTGAACCGCTACCGCCCATACCTGCTGGTTTGAAATACTGACCCCAGCGTTCCATATCAAATGCGTCGCCATCTACTGATGCTTCAAACATTTCTTTCATAACTTTGAGTTCAACTTCGCCCGGTTTCTTAGGCAGGAAGCTCTTAAGATCAAATACGCCATACTGCTTAATAGCGGCTTGTTCTGCTTCGCTTAGAGCACGTTCACGACGAGCCCATGTACTGGTAGAATAATCAGCATAACCGCCTTTACTAGTCTTAGTGATCTTAAAATCCAGACCACGAACATAGTCTGTTGGCAACTCTTCGATCTCGGCGTCCATTAATGCGTTTTTAACAATGTTAAAAATCTGACTTCCGATAATAAATCGACGAATTGGGTTCTCTGGAGTTTTATCTTCCTGGTACTTGCTGTCAACAACAAATCCTTGGAAAAGATAAGATTTCTTTTTCCAATATTTGCGACCCATATCTTCCAGGCTCTTATCTTTGAACCAAGGACGCACCTCAGTAAGTATTGGACAAGTTTCGCCCCACATTTCCATACAAGGAACTTGCACTTGTGTAGGTTTGCTGTTTGTTTCACCCTTTACTCCTGCGAACGGCAATTTGATCATTGCTCGTTCGATCCAGAAGAATGTGTTATTTGGATCAGCATCAGGCAAGAAACGAACGGTTGCGTTTGTTCCTTCTGCGATATTCCAATGGGGGTAAATTGCGTTGTCACCACCGCCTGCGCCGCCGGTGTTTTGTTGTGATGATGCTTGAAGTTTTGCGCGAATTTCTGCTAAAGTTGCCATAATGATTTATCCTTAATGTTTAATTTTATGTGCCATTCCTTTAAAGCCAACTGACTAAAAAGAAAAAGTGCATATAGTTAACTATACGCACTTTTATTTATCTCTGCAACCTAAACGGTGCTAAAAATATGGTTTATTTTGCCAAACCTGCAAGTTTTATAATGTTAGAAAACTCATCATCTTCTCTCATTGGTTTTGCTGGTTGTATAGCAGGTGGTGCCGGTGTAGCAGGTGTTGCCGGCGCTACTCTGATAGCATTACCAGGTTCTATAGTTGTAACTTTCCCTACAGATTTTGAAGAAACACCTTCTGGATCACCGCTTGGTGCGGTAACATTTGGCTGTCCAGGTTTTGGAGCATCTGCTGTCCAAACGCCGCCTTGAATTGACCCTTCGCTTTGTCCGGAAAGTTTTGCAACAAATTTCTCTGCTAACTTGCCTGCTTGGTCACCAAGTTCTTTTCTTACATGAATAATAACACCCTCTTCACCTTTTGGAAACGGTCCAAGCCCTTGCTCTTTATGATTCCTGTTATAGAAAGATTTTACCAGTTCAGCAATCTTTTTAACATTGGGCCCGATTGGTAGTCTTTTATTATTCTTTGAAAGAATAGTATCTTCATTTTCTTCATCTGGTCTAGATTCATACATGCCAACTTCATCTACAACCTTTTCCATATGTTGTAGTTCGCTTAGTGTATCAGCAAGAAAATCTTCGTCATAACTTAGTAGGTAACGAATCTCTTTATGATCCATACCTAATTTCATCATGGCGCCGCCGATCATTTTGATAAGCTGTTGTTCATTACGCGGTTCATATCTTGCACCTTTATCAAACAGATAACGAGCAACTTTATAACTTGTACGGTCCTCTGCATCTTCACTTACTGGTTGTCCAACAGGAACCTGTGTTGGTTGTACTAGACCAAATTCTTGGGCAGCTTCTGGATCTTCTTTTGCTAACCATTCACCTACAGGGTCTGATAGGGGAGTATTTGGGTCAATAGCGGCTTTGCCTTCGATTAGTTTTTGCAATTCTTCATCGCTGATGCCTATACCTTCTAGAGCTTCGATTGCGGCGGTGCCGTCAACTCCTAAGGTTGTTCCTTGGTCTAATAGATCTTTAAGAGCCATTAGTGTATCTGGTTCAATTCTTCCTTCTACTATTGCATCAGCCCAGTTGGTAAATTTTGTAAAATAATTTTCTTTTACATTAGTATCGCATGAACACTTGCTTTCCCACATGCCACATTCGGTACATTTGCTCTCGTCGACGTCGTCCCAACGTTTATCGTCAGCATTGTCATCTGGATGTTCTGGCTTGTCGGCCGGGCCTTCTTTAACATAATCTTCTAGGTCAACAGTTCCTGCTTCTTGCATAATGCTGTGTATTAATGGAAAGTATTGTGCTAGGTCTTCTTTAAAACTACTGATGGTAAACTTTGATTTGTAGTCTTCCATAGTAGCCTGGTCCATTTCCATAGTTGGAGACATTGCTGGCTGGAATGATTCAGACCAAGATTCGTAATGATGTTGCTTGCTTAATGAATTTAATTGACTGCGTAATGATTCTAATTTCATTCCTGCACGGTCAGCAATTTCATTTACTTCTTGGTTCATACCGTCGTGATTACTAACATGGCGTCTAAATGCTGTTAGTTGCGCTATTTGTTCACTCATGTTAACAATAGAACCACCTAGATCGTCATATGGGCGACCGCCATTAGACACATGTCGTTGCATTGCCTTAGCGCCTGCAACATGAATGAATGGGTATTTAAATCTTTCGCCCTCTGCATTTTCGATGTATAACGCTTTAATATTACCAGCTCTACTTCTAGCACCGAAACTTTCGTCTTCAATACTGTTGTGATGCTTGGCAATTAATTTTGTTTTTTCTAGTACACGGTAACTAGTTTTTTTACCGCCTTGAAATTTTATAGATTCACTCATATTCATATTTTCTTCCTTAGAGCCCTTCGAAGCTAGAAATTGGAAATCATCTTTGTTAAGATTACTCTTTGTGATATCCCTAGTGTCAAAACGCAATAGTCTACGTTTAGCAAAACTACGCATTTCTTTTAAAAAGTCATACCATACGTGGTGTGTATTATCGTCAGCACTTTCTAAAATACTTTTGCTATAGAATAATTTTAATGTTCCTAATTCGTTTATGCTGATACTAACTCTTCCCAAGTTATGGTCTTCATTAACAAAGTCAAAATCAAAGAATCTAGCCTGTCTAGGATCCATAGTTACGCCACCGTTTTCGTCACCCATTTCCAAATTCTGGAAACGACTGCGGATTTTGTCAAAAACGTCCTGGCTGATAATCTCAATAGTCTTCATAGTATTATTTATTAAAAACTGCTGATGTAGATCGGCATAGGCATTTCGTAGTCCTCTAAACGGGCGTCTTCGACCATCTTATTATATACTATAGGATCCCAGTCTCCTAGCATCATAATCATGCGTATAGCTAATAACATAGCAGATACAAGATCGTCACTTTCTTCGTTTTTTCCTTTAAATGTAATGCCATGCGCAACAAATGTCTTTAATTCTGATATTAAACTTTTACTCGAAACAGTTAATTTGTTCTGTTCGACAAGTTGTTTTAGCTTGGCGCAAGCTGAAATTTTAGACTGATTTGTTGTGTTAAACCCTCTACGGAATCTGCGAACGTGTCCTTTTTTAATAGGTTCACTTAAGAACATCCCGGGTATGCTTTCTTCGCCCATTTCATTAATAGACACCAGGGCGGCTTCGCCCACTGTGTTATTTTCTACTGAATAGTATATACTGGCCGGAAATCCTTGATTCATACATTGTTCTTCGATGTACTTACAAATATCCCGTAAGATCTTAACCTGTTGCTGAATAGGAGTTAGATTGTTTTGCCATTCTCCTACTTGTTTTAAACTAGGAATTTCTATAACTTCAATGCCGGAATAGTTTCCCCCCGTGCCTAAACTTGGGTCGTGGGCAACAATATAGGTACATGCTGGGTTTATTTTTCCATACCATCGTACTTGCCCCATTTTGTAAACTGGTTCAATACCTTCCATATTTGCTAGGGTAATACTGTTAATCAGTGTTTCGTCAAAGATTAAGAATTCACATTCGTGTTCACGACGGAAACGTTCTTCGCCAATCCTACCTTTTTCTTCATCTGCCCACTTTTGATCTCTATCAGGGTGTTCAGACCAGTGTGCTTTAAACGGAAAGAACCCGTTACGTCCTACTATTTGTTCATTGCCAAACTCGTCAAAGCGTTTATTGGCCTCGTTCCAAATCATAGCAAATTGATCTTCATCTGAATTTGGTGTACTTGTAATAATAGCCTTACCACCAGTTGCTAGTGTAGGACTAATAGATGTCCAGAATTCTGTAGCAATGTTTGGCGGGACAAACGCAAACTCGTCAGCGTATAGCAATGATAGTGACATACCACGACCAGTAGTTTCTGTAGTTGTCTGCGCCACAATACGTGACCCGTTGTCAAATTCTATACTTTCTTTATTATAACTTGTGACACCACATCGTATATGATCTGGACATAATTCGTATGCGTACCTAATACGATTCATAATTTCTCGAGCACCTGTATACTTGTGTGCGGCAATTAGAATAGTCGAATCCGGAATAAACATGGCAAACCATAACAGGTATCCTGCCGCTGTGGTAGTCTTGCCTGTTTGACGTGGAAGTAAGTTTACATTAAATCGATGGGTATGATAACTGTCAACTAACCGTTTTTGATACTCAAATGGTTGGTATAATAACTTACCTCTAGTAGGATGTTGTATATGAAAGAAATTGTTTAGGAAGTAATGGGGGCCGTTAACTTGGTCCATACACCCTGCAAGATCCTGTATGTCCTTTTCAGTAAACCGTTGTGTACTGTGTGCTGTTTTTACCAGCTTGCCGTCTAAGTTTTTGCTTCCCATGCGAGTATTTAATGAAAAAAATAGCCTCCGAAGAGGCTATTTGGTAAGCATTTTAATCAAGCGTTTTTTAAACGATCATCTTTTTCAGCTGGCTTCGTGTCCTTGGCAACTTCTTTTGATGCAGGCTTCTTTTTCTTGAAGGACGGATAAGGTGCTGTCTGCGTGAATGCGTTGGAGACCGGTCTCACACCTTTGTACTCCGCCTCTTGCATTGAGCCTTCGTCATACTTGTTATATTTGGCACGTACTGGTTCTAAGGATTTACCTTTTTTACCAGCATCAGCTAAAGCCTTCATACCTTTTTTGCCATACTTCTCGTGGCCTTTAGCAGCACGGCTCATAGTCTTTCCCTCGCCTTCGTTTACAAACTTCTTGTATTCATACATTAGACGATCTTCAAGAGTTGCATTACCTTTAGGCATATTGCCGTCCATACGATTTCCTACATTGGTTGCATTTGAGTTGTAGGCAAACTTGTTACTGTCGTGTGGTGGAATAGCAGTAGGATCGGCTGGGGTATTGTCGTAACTCTCAAGCCCTAATTCGTCTTTGCTAGTTCCTGATAATTCGTCAGCCATGTCGCGTACTTGGTCAGCCATGTCACCTATGTCAATTGGCTCACCGCCCATGCTACCCATATCACCGCCTAGATCGCCCCCGTCTAGATTATCTAGGCCACCGCCTGCATCAGCGCCCGCCTCTGGTGGAGGTAGAGCTGTCATTGTTGTTTCATCCTCTGGACCATTTAGTGTGTCCAGCATACTGCGCATGATCTCATTGTCATTCGGAGTATATTGAGGACCTTCGTCCCCCATTGTTGGCTCGTTACCCATTACTGGTTCTTCGCCGCCAGCGTCGGTTTTATGGACTCCGGCTAGATTCATAATTTGACTTAGCATACCGGCAACTTCGTCACCGTCTGCTGCCGATGCATTGATGCTAAAAGATGCAGGTGGGCGATTCGGCTCCATGCCTCCCATCATTCCCATTGGGCCGCATTCAGCTAGATTTGCATCTTCTTTTACTATATTTGGATTAGTAGAATCTAGTTCTGCTAACCGCTTCATTACATCGATCATTTGCATAATTATTTCCTTAGGTCTTCTGCTTGTTTTAAAACAGTTTGTGTGCCAGCGACAGAATCTGTATTATATTTTGCCACGGTGTCAGAGGGAATAACTTCTCCTCTTTCTTTTCTTTGTAGTTTGAGAATATCATTTAATTCTTTTAAAAATTTAGAATTATAAGTGGCGCCATAATAGTCTTCAAATTTAGCATTTGGAGATTCTTTATATTCGGCATCTGTAAGTAACGGGCCGTCGCGCCTTTCTTTAGGCTCTTGGTATTCTTCACTTGGCTCACCTGGACGACGAACAGCTAAATTTTCTTTAGCAATCGCTAGGTTGCTGGCAATATATTCTGTTAGTTCAAACTGTGTTGTAGGATAGTCTAACGAAACTTCGTAGATGTTAACTGTCGAATTTATTAATTTAGGAAAATCTAATGGAAATTGTTGTACGGGAGTAGATGCAAGTTTTTTGAAACTTGCAATTTTAAATTTGCTTAGAATTGATTCTAATTTAGTTTCATTATCCTTGCTAACGTCGCCAGCAATTTTTACACGAAAATCATATTTTTTCGAGCCCTCAGATAGATATTCTTTAAACGGTTTCATAATAGTATCCCTATACGTTATTTATTCATATTTTTAAGTTTTTCCAAGATGCTGTTACGATCAGTAAGGATATAACCCTCGCCCTCTACTTCATCTCCTTTTTCGCCATGCTTCTTGTCTATAGCTAGTTTCTTTAACTGTAGATCGACCATCTTTAACTTTTTATCAATTTTGTTAGTTTTAGCTGTAATAGCGGCTGATATCATTCCTGTAGCAACTTCAAACATACGGGCGCTATACTTGGCTTCAACCTGCATGGCTAAATCCATAATGTCGTCATACGCCTGTTCAGCTTTTGCGGCCAACGCATCTAGTTCCCCGTCAGCCATGTCACCTAATCCTTTTACCCTAGGTAATGCGGCGGCAATTTTGTCAAATTCTTCTAGTTTTTCTTCTAAGTTAAATGTCGGAACTGTAGCAACTTCAGCAGGTTGTTCTATACGTTCATCGTCATGTGATATGTTTAATAATTCTTCAAGTTTCTTAGTCATAACATTACTTATTTTTCTTTTTACCAGTATGGTATATATCTTGTTCGCTTATCACTCGAAATTTTAATCCGTGTTGCTGACACCATGCTCGGGCCGCTGACCATTTTGCCATGTTTTTAACATACTGTGCTTGGTTATACACATTTTTCCCCACTCTTTCTAGTAAAGACTGATTTGCAGGTTTAATCTCAATTAGCTCTGCATGTTTATGTTGATGCTTGTCTAAGTAAACAATTAAAAAGTCGGGAACATAAATTGTATTTTTTCCCGACAGCGGGTCTTTATATGGAATTTTTATACTTTCACTTGCCCATTCATGTACGCTAGGATTATTATCACAAAACATCATAAAGGTTAACTCCCACCCGCTTCTATATCTAGGATTGTTATTTCCTAAATATTTTTCTGTATTCTTAACCTGATAAATCCCTTGGCTAAATTTCAAACTCATGCTAAGATATTTCTTTGAATTTCGTTTGCAGGTATTGCTGTAGGAGTTAGGCCAAGACTACTAGATTTAAATCGATTAAAATTTAATATTTCCCCTACAAGGCCACTTAGTTGTAATTGTGATAAACCGGTTAGTGTATCTATAATTTGAAATTCGTTTATTTTGTCTTTCTTGGCCTGAGATAAAATTATTACTGCTATTGTTTCTGCCGCACTTTCTCCAAATCCTCTGCTCTCAAAGAAACCTTTAACTGCCGTTAAACTATTTCCATTAATTTCAATAGGCACCTGATAAAATTGATCAAAGAATTTTAATGTGGTACTAGCACTGTTTTCTGGATTGTCTGGTGGGATATTGTTATAAAATGTTTTATTGATCATATATTAATTAACTGGTACGCCCTTGCCGTTTGCACTAATAGTACTGACGGCTTGTGCTCCTCTTTTTAGAACATTAACTGCTCCTGGGTTAACAGAATTTGCAATACCGCTAGTAAAATTTTCCACACTGGTAGTAAGATCAGCTCTACCGCCAGTGGCTACACTATTCAGCCCTCCAGCAAGAATACTATATCCTTCTGCCTTGATGCTCTGAGCAGTAATCTTGCTAACATTTTTAGCCAGGTTGGCGGCCGAGATACCTGCTTTTAAATAATCTAAAGGACTAGAGTTTTCATCTAGGCTGCTTATTTCATCAAACAAATCACCTGCACCTGTAATGGCTCCAAAAATTCCGCCTCCTCCACCTACTGCTAATGGACTAGGTGTTGTATCATAATGATTATCTTTGAAATTAACATTAGCCTTCTTGAGCTTGCCTGAAGTGTAATTAACTGATTCGTATGCAACAGTCATTCGATTCTCTGACATCCTACTTCCTTGAGTTTGGTCAAGACTACTACTATCCCATCCAGTAATAATTGGATTAACTAGGGTAGTGCAATAATATTGTTGCCTATTCATCTGATAAATTTCTATCTGATCAAAGAATCTAGATTCGTGTGCTGTGTTAAAACCGTATCTTTTTTGTTCTGTATTAAATTTAGTATCTGCAAACGCAGGGTCTCTCGAGACTCCTGAAAACTGATTTGATGTTCCTTTATAACGACTATCTGCGTAGTAATATTGGTAATATAATTCCCATAGCTTTGATGTAGCATTACCTTGATCATCGTGCCAGCTAATTGAGATAGGTGCATATGATATTTTTGTCTGCACAATAGTTTTTCTATTATACTGATTAAGAACTTCATTGCCAATTGTAAATTTTGGCCTGTCCACACTCTTAGCTAGGATCCCCACAAACGGCATTGATCTTTTAGCCCAGGCCGCACCGCCCGGAAGAGCGCTTATCTGGGAATCAACATCTGTGTTTATTTTAACCACAACATAATACATCCACCCTGCTTTTGGGGCATAGTCGTAGAATTTATCATTTCTATATAGTCGAGTCGCATGTTGAGCGTTACGAAGATATCCTTCGGAACCAAACACGCTGTCCATGAAATTAGTTAGTAAATTGGCCATATAGATATTTATCTTATAAAAAAAGGTCCTCGAGGACCTTTTTTTGATTACTGTAAATTTTAACCTGTTGCTAATGTACGTAGCGTACGACCAACAAGGCCGCCGATTCCAACTGGTTGACCAGTTCCATCTGCTTGTATTGCATTGTCAAATTTGACTGTTAGTGTAATAAGGAATGGGTTGCTGTCCTTATAGTCTGCACCGTCATATACTGTATTTTGTAAGTAACAGCCATTTAATTCAAACACTTCTAAAATTGTTGGTTCAAATGCTCCGTTACCGCCATCTAAAATTTCAATCTTAGTAACAAACTTATAGTCCATACCGCTTGCGGCACTAGATTGTTCAAAGAAATCAAACTGTTTCTGTACCTGTTCGCCGACTAACTTACTAACGGCTCCTGTTACATCGTCACGTAATACAATTTGAACGTCTGTGAATGAGTATCTACCAGCATAATTAATCTTGCTGTTATATACTGCTAATTCCACGTTCTCAAATTGAACTGACGGGCGTGTACATGACATCACCTGCTTGGTCAATTCTGTTGTGGGCTTGCTGACTCCGAATCCTTCTAACATTACCCTGAAGCGATACTTCAACTTCGGCATTAGTAGGCCTTGTGAAGCCCCGCCCTGTCCCCCTGGTAGGGGAACTGTAAATTTACTTAAACTAGAGATAGCCATTTACTGCTCCTTATTCCTTATTATTTACCTTAATTATAGACCAGCTTTGATCTCGCCAGTATTCTTTAAACGCAATGGAATGTAGATAAATTCCACGGCTTTAACTGGCTCGATAGCTACATCTACCCATAGTTCACTGCGGTCGATGCGTGTTTTAGTATTGTTACTATCATCGCATACCACAATAAAGTCATATAGGGCACGTTGTCCTACTAGTTCTAACATTAGACTTTCTACTGCATTCTTAATTTCGTTTCTTGTAGTTCTGTCGTTTGGTTCAAATAAGAACGGACGACTTAGAACATCCAATTGTCTACGTAAGTATGCTACTAATCTAGAAACATTAATTCTGTCCAAACTGCTAGTGCCTGATGCTCTTGTGTAATTACCAAAGTTAACAATACCAACACCATTTAATGTTGCAATAGGATTGATCTTAACTGTAGACATTACATCTCTAATATTGTTTGGCAGTGCAGTTGTCTTAAATTCGCCGTTGTCGATATAACCAACGCTGGTTGCATTAGATACATTACCACGCTTAATTCCACTAGGTGCAAACCACTGATAGCTCTTCTGATCGCTGACTGCAATAGTACGTAACATCATGTGGCTTGGTGGAACAACAATATTGTTTCCCGAGTTGTCGTTAGTATAACCACTTGGATAGAACATGGCCATGTACTCATTATAACTAACTCCTCCCTCGTCACCGTTATCCACAGCTCCTATGGTGTTGTTACCCCAATTAGCAAGCTCGGTTCCGGTTGGTTGTAAACGGAATGGTGTATCACCGATAACAAACGCTGTATAACTACGATCTTCGTTAAATGCTGACATATTAGCAATTAGTTCAGGGTAGCCTGGGCAAGCAATTAGGTTAAAAACTAATGTGTCAGTATCTCTAACTTGTGAATTAGTATCAACTAATGCTTTTAGTTTTGCAACAACGTGCGATCTTTGTGAATGACGACCAAATGAACCCGACCCATTGGCATTGTTAGGGCTTACAGTTACCCAACGATCTGGATTGTATGGGGTTGTGTCGCCGCCACCGTCCATTGGATCGTTAAGATAACGTTGATTGTAGCCATCATTTTCATTAACATCGATGTGATTAACTTTGAATTGTTTAATGTTAAATCCGCTACGGCGGGTGTTCCACAAACGCATTCCTTGTGGGTATAATGCAGGATCAGGTGCGTCCGGATCTAAGTAATCACTGTTCAGCAATTCTATAATTGTAGCAGGATCTGTATCTGGGCCAGCAGTACTCCAACGAGCATCAGCATATAGCCATCCAGTTGGGCTTTCTTGGTCAGTTACATCTTGTTTAATCCATTTTAATAATGAACCATTATAGACATATACATTTAGACCATATTCATCGCTAACTGAAGTGTCTATCCAAATATCACCATCAACTAGGTCATAATTACCGCTATGGCCGCCGACTTGTTGTGTAGGTTGTGTAGCACTTAAAATGGGACCGTATGAATCAGCAGTAGTATATTCAGATGCGTAACCTACCCATGTTGTTCCGTTGTGTACTAGAATGTCGATATCGTGTGTTGCCGCACTATACCACAATGTGCCGTCTGCTGGGTCTGTATATGGTGCTGTGCTCTTAGCTTCATAACTCAATGGTTTCCAATTTGAGCCAATTAGCTCAAATGTATCATATTCTCCTGAAGCAAATAAGTTTTGTGTACCAGTTTGATTCACTAGATCATACTCTGTAAAGCCTAATGTGGATAATATGTTAGCAGAACCAGTTCCGTCAGTTAGATAAATTTCTCCACCTAGTGCATGGTTGATACTTAATGTACCGTTAGAATTTAGTTTTGCACTAATATTTTCAAATCCTGCGCCGCTGATTGCAGTTACTATATCTGCACCATTAATATCGCCTGCGCCATTAGCTACAGTAATTGTGGCTGTATTTTGGCTAACGGCCGACCCAGCAACAGTTTCCCTCATGATAAAGTTTTTAGCACCAGCAACAGTAAATGTTGTAACATCTGCACTACCTGTGATCGTTGTAGGACTTGTACCGTTACGACGATATACTTTAAATGTTGCCAGTTTAGATGTAGCGGTTGTGCTACCCGTGCCATGATCAAAGTTGCTTTCTATAAACAATGAACCAGAGGGTATGTTCTTACCACCCGCTACATCTAATGATTTAATTGCATCTGCACGACTAGGATAAATTGGTGCAGACAATGTTGCCCAAGAATTAGTACTACCGTTATAACTTTTTACAGTCCAACTAGCACCTTGACTAGCCGCGGTTGTTTTAATATAAACTGAGCCAGTTGGGTTACCGTTTGCGGCATATTGTGGGAACTGATAGTGAGGTTGGATACTTAATGCTACTGCGGAATAAGTTCCAGTAGTTAGTCCTAACGAACCAACTGCGTTTCCGGCAACAGCAACTACGCCATTGGTACCGTTGGAACTTGCATTAATATCTGCATATAATTCTAATTTTCCTAAAGAATTAACTTTAGCACCAACACCTAAGTTACCTACAGTATTGTTAATTGTAGTTGCAACAGCTGATGTCGATGTAGATCCGATTGTAACAGTTTGACCGTTAATTGTAAATGTAGATGCACCTACTACGGTTCCGAACCCGCTACTAACTGCAACAGGGTGGCTTGTTTGCCATACTGTGCTGTCAAATGTACTTGAACTAAATGTAGCTCTTAGATCAGTTCCGTAGCTACTACCAATTAGTACCCACTTGTTATTGTTATTTTTGTAATAGATGGCATTTGTATTGTCCATTGTGACAACAATAGCATACGACCCTTTTGTACCAATGCTTGCTTTTGGCACCATACTTCCGTCTGTATCAGCGTCAACATTTTCGTCATTAATAATAATAGGAGTTTTATTAACAAACACCTTATTAGTGGCATCCCATTCGCTAATTCCAAATATACTAGAACTAGTATCAACCCAGTGCTGTCCGCTTATCGGTAACCCGGTTGGAGCACTTGTTTTAGCTTCTAACTGACTAAGATCAACATTTGCTCTAACAATATAAGCCTTTGAACTAACACCTAGTAAACTATATGCGGCTTGTAGACCGTATTCGTTTAATTCTCCACCGTGTACAGGATTACCACTTACATCAGTATAAAATTTAGGTGTTCCAAACAAATCAGTTAGGTCCCGTTGACTAGTAACTGTATAAACTTGCCCTACATTGCCAGCTAGTGTGGCAGCGGCTGTGCCTGTTTTCGAGGCGTTGCTTTTATTTGCAGCGGTTGCTACAAAAATCATTGGTACGGTTCCAGGTGTTGCAGGTGTATAGAAACTTTCATCTATAACAGATACTATCGTTCCTGGTGATTGTAATGTTGGCATTGTTAACTCTCCCTTAATGGATTTCTTAGCAGTATTTAGTGTATGACTGGAAAAAATTACGTGTTAAATACATGAGAAAAGGGCAATAAAAGGGCACTATGCGAAAACTATGTCAAGTTTGTGATAAAAAACCTGTAGCGGTAAATTATATCAAAGAAGGCAGGACCTATTATAGGTCTAAATGCGATCATTGTGCTAGGGGACTAGGAGAAGGGATACCTAGATGGCAAGCGGCTGGCTATAAATTAAAAAATAAATGTGATAAATGCGGGTACGCTGGAAAACATATTGAACAATTCAATGTTTATCATGTAGATGGCAATCTAGATAATTGCCGACCGTCTAATCTCAAGTCAGTTTGTGCCAATTGCCAACGGCTACTTCACGTGCTAGGCCTTCCCTGGAGGCAAGGGGATTTGACACCTGATCTTTAAGGGCTTGAAACAATTCGTCTATAGTGCTATCGTTAGGTATTAATGTATCAATGTCGCCACCTACCCAGGCAGTTTCACTAGCATGAATTTTAAGCGTTTCTAGTTTTCGTTGACTCAATGCCCAAGTTGCATTTCCGTTAGGACCGCTATTAAAGCTAACTGCGGCATCATACCAGTCTGGTTCAGGGCCTCGTTTAATACGAATAACTTTTCCGCCTGCGTTGTGTATAGCCCTAATCTCATTAGGAAAGCGAACATCGCTAATAACAATGTTGTCGCTTGTTTTACGCATCTTATTTTCTACACTGGCAATCCATATATCATCGTGGAACCCATGACGACATACTTCTGTACCCCAATATTGTAGTACCCAGCGTGGTGTTAACGTAGGAATGTTTAATCGTTTTGCCCACCACGGATCTACTTGTTCACGCCATTCTCGGGCTTCTTTTGTTCGTCCTTCCAAGAGAACGCGGTCCCAACCAAATACGGCAGCAACCGCGTCTTTTAATGTATTAGCGAATGAATCACGGCGGAATCCGTGAAAATTAACAAGATAGTCTGCGGCAGTATCTTTGCCGCTACCAATAAAACCTACAAAACCTATAATCATAGCATCTCCCGGGATACTATATTTTATATTAACCTCTAACAAAGGTCAATGGTTGTTGGTTATCGTAATTATTAATTAATTCCAATTCTAACTTTTCAATTTGGGCAGTGCCTTCTGCTTTTAAAGAGCCGCCGTTTAACTGTGTACCGCCTTGCGGGCTGGCAATTGTGGCAAATTTTTCACGTGCCTCGCCTAGTATAATTTTAGATTGTGCAACTGCGTAATCTTTAAGCCAAATTCCTGCATACGTATCTTCGAATAGGTTAAAATCCGGTCGATAATTATATGCCCAGATTAGAACACTTTCTTGTCCACGTGGACGTTGGCTAATTCTTAACTTTTTACTTGTAGGATTAAAATCAAAGTTAATATAACTACCAAACATTTTACCAACTTCTTTTTGGTAGCTGGCAAACATAAAATATGTTGCTAGTCCACCAAGATTCGATGAACTCATTAGATATGTATTAGAATAGGCCAAATTAAATGGTTCAAACAACGTACCACCGTCGCCGCCACCCGTTCTAGATCCTATGCTACGTCGAAATACTTCTCTAACCTGCATAACTTCTTTTGGAAGGATATAGTCGTTTTTGTCATTTTCTAGTGTTAGAAAACTAAAACTTTCTTCTACGGCATTACTACTACGTTGTCGGTATTTTGCCAGTGCGCGATCAATTGCGGTATTATAGTGAATGGGGTCTAGTTCAATATCGACCATGCCATCACCTAACATTGTACGTATGTAAGTAACTATTTCTTGGCGGGTTTGTTCTGAATCAGTCATATCATTATTTACCTATAAATACAACTACTATGCCGCGCTTATCACTTTATAAACCAGAAAAGGGTGCTGATTTCCGATTTCTTGATCGTGTTATAAACGAACAATTTCAAGTTGGCGGAACTGATATTTTTATACACAAATATCTTGGCCCTGTAAATCCCCAGGAGGGGACTGCTAGTCCGTCTGTTCCTACAAATGACGGTACGATACCGGAATTAGGAATACAAGACCTGTTGTTTATGGAAAATCGAGACAGGCATTATTCCCCTGATGTTTATCAGTTACGCGGTATCTATACCATGCAAGATATAGATTTTAATCTTACACAGTTCGGAATATTTTTACAAAATGACAACATAATGATCACATTCCATCTAAGGGGTACTGTTGATTCATTAGGTCGTAAACTAATGGCGGGGGATGTATTAGAATTACCGCATCTTAAAGATGAATATGCGTTAGATGATGCTATGGTGGCATTAAAACGATTCTATGTTGTAACTGATGTTACTCGTGCCGCAACAGGATTTAGTCAAACTTGGTATCCTCACTTACTAAGAGCAAAGTGTACGCCGTTAGTAGATAGTCAAGAATTTAAAGAAATTTTAGATGCTGATGCAGGTGATGGCAGCAGTTCATTAAGGGATGTCCTTAGTACCTACAATAAGAGTATTCAAATTAACCAAGCTATTATAGCGCAGGCAGAAGCAGATAGTCCTACTAGCGGATTTGACACTAAGAATTTCTTTGTTCTTCCGCTACGAGAAGACGGCAATGTTGACATTGTCGACACCACTTCATTAGATGCTGATGCTAGCACAGAAAATCAAGTTATGGATGCTAGTGTAGTATTACATAGCCCAAATAAAGATTATTATGTCGGATACTTAACAGGTGACGCTGTCCCTCCAAACGGAGCTCCGTATACGTTTGATACCGCATTTCCTTCAAACCCCCTAAACGGGCAATTTCATTTACGAACTGATTTTTTTCCAAATAGATTGTTTAGGTGGGACGGAGTTCGTTGGATTAAATTTGAAGATAATGTTCGAATGACTCTTAATAATACAGGCAATGAGGATACTGCAAACGGTGCTCATTATGCAGGTAAAGCAGTTAGACAAACACAAAAAGGTACATTTATTAATAATGCATCTACTTCAACAGTTGCCGGCAAGGTAATTAAAGAAAAACAAGCCTTGAGTAAGGCATTAAGACCACAGGCAGATAACTAATGGCAGATTTTTTTTATGATGGTCAAGTACGACGATACTTGACACAATTTATGAGGTTAATGAGTAACTTCAGCTATAAGGATGCTAAAGGTAATTTAGTAGAAGTTCCTGTTCGCTACGGTGATATGAATCGACAGGTTGCGTCTATTATGAAAAAGAATAGTGAAAATATTATTCAGAGCGCACCATTTATTGCCTGTTATATTAAAGACATGCAGTTTGATAGAGATCGATTACAAGATCCAACATTTGTTAGTAAGGTTCAAATAAGAGAACGAGCATATGATGACCAGGGTAATGAATATCTTAATACGCAAGGAGCTAACTATACCGTAGAAAGAATGATGCCAACTCCCTACCTGGCTACTTTTTCTGCCGATATATGGACCACTAACACAGAACAAAAATTACAACTGTGGGAGCAAATTGTTGTATTGTTTAATCCTAGTTTAGAAATACAAACTACAGACAACTATATAGATTGGACCAGTCTCAGCGTTGTTGAACTAACGGGACAGCAGTTTGAAAGTAGAACAATTCCTCAAGGATTAGAGAGCGATATATCTATTTGTAATTTAAGTTTTTCAGCACCAATATGGATTACTCCACCAGCTAAGGTAAAGCAGTTAGGTATTATTACAAAAATTATTACTAATTTACATACTGATCAGCCGGGCACAGTAGCATCAGGATCTTATAAAGATATGGGACTAACAGATTTGTTTGCCGGTAGAGTTGCAGATAGTAAGACAGTTGTTTCTCCGGGAAATTATTGCCTATTAGTCATTAACAACACCGCAACCTTATTACCATTTAAAGACGGTAATTCAGATGGCATTACTAGTGCATCCGAAATTGCTAATAAAGGGAACTGGAGAAAATTGTTAGATTTATATCCTGGCGAATTTAAAGCAGGACTAAGTCAAATACGCCTTATGAAAGTAGACGGCAATGAGGTTGTTTCGTATGTTAGTTTAAATCCAACTGACGACTCAACAATGGTAATGAACATTGACTCAGATACAATTCCCACCAATACCATAATAGATGGTAGCGGTACAATAGATGCAATTATCAATCCAACAACCTTTAATCCATTATCATCTGTCGCCGGTGTTAGATATTTAATATTAGAAGATATTGTAGACGGGGCAGATGCGTGGAGAAATACAGATAATTCTCCATTTATAGCATCGGCTAATGATATTGTAAAATGGGACGGCGCATTGTGGACAATAATATTCAATTCAGTTAACGTCACTGATCTCACTTATATAATTAATTCATATACAGGAATACAGTACAAGTGGGACGGGGAACAATGGACAAAGACATTCGAGGGAGTGTATGATCCGGGCGCTTGGCGTTTAATTTTATGACAGAAATAGTTTGTAGTGGCGGTTTGTTTTTAGCTAAAGACACTAAAAGGTTTTTATTTTTGTTAAGGACAAAAGGAAAAACAGCAGGTACCTGGGGACTAGTTGGTGGAAAGAAGGAACCAGATGATCATACACCGTACGATACATTAAAAAGAGAAGTAAGTGAGGAAGTTGGAAAAGTTCCAGCAATTAAAAAAATTATTCCCTTAGAACTTTTTATTAGTAATGATAAACAGTTTCATTATAACACCTATGTGTTATTAGTAGAAAAAGAATTCATTCCTACATTAAATGAGGAACATGCCGGCTACGCCTGGTGCGATTTAAATCAATGGCCTAAACCCCTGCATCAAGGGGTGAAAACCAGCCTAAGTAATAAGTCTATTCGAGGTAAAATAGAAATACTATTAGAACTGGTTTAAATTTTTAAACTAATAAAGTTTTAATTCTAGCGTACATATCTTGGTCAGTCCATGTACCGCGAACTGCTAGATACTCTTCGCCTTCCCATACAGTAATTCTACGTTCAATATATGGATCTTCGCTGAGTACTAATGTTGCAACCACGGCATTTGAGCGGCCGGATCCTCTAGTAGGATTATTTCCAGTTTCGTCGTTAGTCCAACCATAGTTTTCTTCAACATGGATAACTTTAAAAGAAGTGGTAGTCTTAGCTTCAGCAGCTGGAACTATTACTATTGGGGTTTCTAATGTAATGCTTGTCATAAATCTCTCCTTAGGGGTTTGTTAACCAAGTATTTATTGTTTACGTTATTTTAAACATACTTGTTAGTCTTTACCAGTAACAATTACGGCTACTTTATCAACCCAAACAAGTCGTCCATGACAGGCAATATTCCATTTTGTTTCGCCGTATTCATGAGTACATTCTGTAAAAGTTTCGCCAACTAACCTAACATCAGTGGCCAAATGCTCTACACCGTTTTCAAATATTCGCCAAACTAAATCAGACCCGTTGTGTTTGGTATTGAATCTAATGTGGTATTTGTTCACTTCAATCCCAATTCCTTGCGGATTTTTGTAGCACTAATATCTGTTACTGTATCATCAAACGTTTCTTCGCCTGCTGTATAACCCACGCCTCTGCCCCAGCCGATGTGTACAATGTTAGGAACAACTTGTATTTCGTATTGGCCTTGGTACAATGGATCTAAATCACGTTTGATAAAATTCTTAACCTTTTCTACTTCAAATGGATTACTGCCTTGCCAGCCCTGTACGTCACGCACTTGAATAACAACTTGTCCAGTTTTTGCTAGGAGTCTTTCAAATAAGGCACGATGTCCGTCGTGCCATGGTTGCCAACGTCCCAGCATCTGTACTGTTTCTTTTTTCCAATCAAACGACGGTCTACGGCGATTATCATAAATGTGTGCAAATATAAACTCACTCCATTTCTCAGCGTGTTGCTCTGTTATTCTAAAATCATATATTTCAGGCTCAATAAACATTTTATTAGTGTCGGCATATCGACCTTCACGAATAGTATCCATCCAAATAGTCCAATCTGCTTTGAAGTTGTTACGCATTTCTATAAGAGGCGCAACGAAATCACAGATAACAAAATCCATATCTGTCATTGAATCTGCTAGATCACGCATACGTTTACTTTGACGAATACGACCTTCATGACTAAAGTCCCAGTCATCATATTTTTTACGTACATCGTCAGCATTTAACCAACTTACTCGTTTTTTTTCATTTTGCAAATGCTCTAATAGATATTGTGCAAGATAAGTTTTTCCGGCACCAGGTAATCCCATAATTAAAATTCTTTGTGGCATGTTATTCTCCTTTATACCAAAACCAAACATTGCTTTTTACGTGATATATTTTTGTTTCTATACCGCGTTCTTTTCTAAAATGTTCTACTGCTGCCTTCACTGGGGGTAAATTCCAATCGTGGCCAGCAAATATTCCACCTGTTTTAACTTTACACCAATATTTACGCAAGTCTCGAGCTACGGCCGCGTAACTATGATCCCCGTCAATAAAAATGTAATCTAATTCTTCATTAGGAATTAAATCAGCTGCTTCCCAACTGTCTAATTCTATAAATTCTATTTTATCTTTATAAGGATCTAGCAACTGATATGCGTTAACTTTCCATCTATTAACCATTTCTTGAGTAACCTGCCCCCAATGATCCATATAGGGTTTATATGCATCTATTGCATAAACCTTACTGATAGAATCGCTCATGTCAAAGAAATAACGCAAGGTAAAACCAAGACACACACCTAGTTCGCATCCTATTAAATTTCTTCCTAATTTTTCTACATAGGGAAGTAGTTCAGGAGCAGATACTTGATCCATCGGTACAGGAGTTTGTCTTGCTGTAAGCGGTTCAAGCCTAAAAGATTTTCTAATCAGATTGGTAAAATTATCTAAATCGTCTTGATCTAATTGATACTTAACAATTACTTCTCGAGTATTGCCTATCTGCAGACATAAGTTCGCTAGGTCCTCGTTATATTTTTTAGAAAAATATTGAAAATAATCAGAGTTCCGTTGTTCTATAGATTTCTTATCTTCGTTACCATCCCAGGAACTTTTTCCATGAAAATGTAGAACATAACTATCGTTAGTATATAGTGTTTTATATCCTAACTGTGCGGCACGAATTCTATAATCAACATCTTCGCCGCCGACTGGCTTAAATTCTTCATCAAATAACCCTACTGCTTGATAAATGTTTCTAGGTATTCTAAACAAATAAAACGCTGTATGAAATCTTTCATAGAATCCAGAGTGTTGGTCTGTGTGAGCCACTGCTACACGACATAGCATTTCGTAATTATTGTCATATTCTTCCAAGGTCCAAGTGTTGGGAATTTCTGTGTAAGCATGTGTTTGATTACAACTGGGTAAACAAATAATATCATCTGCTTTTTCTAAACTTTCTCTCCATCCCGGCGTGAATATAATATCGTTATTCATCATAACAAAGTCTAGATCATACTCATTGGCTATCTTCATCATTTGATTTATGTTAGCCGCAAAACTTTGAGGTGTTTTGTTCTTAATAACATTTAACCAAGGATGGCTTACATCTGTCCAAACATTATCGTTATCAATTAGTGCAAATAGATCGTTCTCTTTCAGTTGAGTAGTACTAAAAAAACTGTTTAGTGCGTAAGGAGTAAAGTGTGTACTACCTGCACTGGTTATCATTCCAAATAAAGTACCGTTGCTCATTTTGTAATTGTATTAAAAAAGTTGCTCCACTCATTAGCCCTGCGTTCCCAAGACCAATAGTTATGATAATGATGTGATTGTGCAATTAACTGTTGCTGGTTGTCTTCATTCCAGTAGTTATTAATAGTTTTTTCTAGTTCTATTGCAAATCTTTCCGCTAAAACTTCCCTATTTGGGCCATGAGGAACGTATGTAGCCCAGTCATTGCATGTTTCAGGTAGTGCCCCTAGATTAGTTGTAAGTATTTGACAGCCGGCTGTTGCTGCTTCAATTGCAGATAGGCAACTAGTTTCTTCAAATGTGCTAGGATACGGAAATATATGTGCTTGTTGTACACACGCACGTACAATATCATTGGGCTGGTATTCGTGAAAGTTTACATTTTTTTGTGTGCGGGCATGATCAAACAACCAATCAAATTGCCCCTGTGTAATTTTTACAAAATTCTCGCCGTAAATCTTTGTACTAGAAAATACATCTAATTCTACATCATCACGATCTAGTATCATTAACGATTTAAGTATTACATCTAGGCCACGCCATGGCGTACTAGTATACACTAATTTTAGTTTTCCTGTCTTTGACTTTTCTACAAACGGAATAGGTTCTACAGCATTTCTTAACACAATACTTTTATAAGCAGGAACATTAAATTCTTGTTTAAATTTATTAAACTGCCAATGACTTACAAAGATAAAATAATCAATTGCTTCAACAAATGTGGGGTCTTTCATGCCTACGCAGATTTCTTCATTAGTGTTTAGGTGTTGCCACACAACATTTATTTTATTGGGGTCAATTTGTTCGTGAAAACAAAAACTTAAAATTAAATTTATTCGATCACTCCACTCAGACCCAACATGTTTAAGCATGTTAAGATATAGTATCTCGCTGCCGCCCATTGGTTTCATAGACTCTCCGCAAACTTCATTAGATTTTCGTATACTCGAACTTTGGGAAGCAACATTTTGTAGATGTGATTTTGTAATTTTTCTTGTGTTTTTTTACCTTTGCCGGTAAGAACAAGCACCGGAGTTGCTCCTGCTTTTTCAGCCATAACTAAATCTTCTAAACTGTCACCAACATAGGCCCCACCTTTAATTTTTGCCCCAGGAATATTATTTTCAGCATGTTTAAAAAGACCTGGATTGGGCTTAGAAAACGGATCGTCTTTGCGACTAGATGTATTATACCAAATCCCATCAATGCTTGTACAACCTGCTTGTCCTAGTAGATTTAACATGTGTCGGTTACAGTTTTCTACTTCATCTATAGAAACTTTTTTATGACTTATACTTGGTTGATCAAATAAGAAGGCAAGTTTATGACCTTTACTACGAATAATTGCAACAGCCTTAAATGCATCTTCAATGGGTATAAACTTATCTGGGCCGTTAATTATATCATCACATTCACAAACTACACCGTCTCTATCTAACGCAATAAGGTATTTGTCAAATATTGCAGGCATAGTTATAGCTTGTGAAATATTTGGTTGTACCTGCTGTTGCTGTTGAACAGACAGGTTGCTTTTCATATTTTTATCTACACTAAATCTTCCCATATTTTACTCGTATAATTTTTTTATATCTTGAGATATTGACGGTTGTGTCTTATTCATATATCTATTAAGGTGATTACTTCCGTAGGATTTACTTACCGGAGGGGCTAACTGGCCTGGTTGACTGTTATTAGGATTTGTCCTACGTAACCAATCATCAAAATTTCCTGTATATTTTTTAAATCCGACATGATTGCAGGTAATACCAGTGTCTAGCCAAGTTGTATACCCTAATTGTTTTAATTTTCTACACATTAAAATGTCTTCACTAATAATATCACCATTTTCTACAATGACATCAAATATCCATCGACGCTTTTTACCTTGTTCTTTTTCTTCATATACAGGACTAGCGTCCCATATTGCGTCAACCGCCTTACGACTTAACTTTAAAAATCCAGTGCCTAGTCCTTCTACTGCTAACAATCCCGTAACAGGATCACGATCAGCATATGGTTGTAAAACTTTCCCTACATACATTTCTGTATCGCCTTTCTTAGGATAAGTCCCACCTACTACATCTACTGGATAATTTAACAATCTGTAAAAATGCTCGGGATTCCACTCAATGTCGGCATCGATAAAAATGATATCATCGCAATTCATTTCTCGAACTAGCGCAATAATATCGTTTCTTGCACGTTGTATTAGCGCATCGTAACTTAACCAGATAGGTAAAATTTCTACGTTCATCTGATCAGATAATTTAATTGTATTCACAAGGCTATGTGTATACCATACATCAACACTTCCGTCATAACACGGAGTACCTATTAACACTCGTCTTTTCTTTTGCATTATTCTATCCACAACAGTTGTCTTTTAATATGGTCAAAGTCAAATTTCCAAAAACTCGAACTTACGTAATTTTCCCAGATATCTGATGGCAATATTGGTTTCCTCTGTTTAAATTCTACCTTCTTGCGAACTGTATGTAAGCCCGTAATATTAGCGGCGTCATCAAATTCATCATAGCTGTCTTCAACATTGTTGAAGTCGTGTTCAAACCAAGGTTCGCCAATAAATTGGTAAATTGTCTGCATTGTTTCTCTAGGGCGTTTACACAACGCTTCATAATCTACTACACACAACATATCTTTTTCATTACTGAATAGGCCTTGTTTTAAACAAGTTAGTGGTCCGGTAACATAGCCGCCGTTTCCCTCCATACTCATTAGACTATTACATCTCATATAGACATTAGACATATCCTGATGATTATATAATGCCTTTATTGAGTAAGGATTTTTAGCATTTAATTGTTCAAAACTATCTAATATCCAAGGAACGTCTCTAATACATACAATTACTTTACTGTAGGGAAATAAATCTTTAACCATAGAAGTTTGTGCAGTCCAGGCCCGGTTCGTATTAAAACAAACTTCCGGTTTTCCTTCGTAGAAGTTAGCAAATAATCCTCTAATCAAACCTGCACGTTTTTCTATTGGCACTGAAACTTCCATGCCTACTGCGCTGTGTGTTACCTGTAAGAGGTTTCTTGCATAGTCGTGTAATGGGTCACTAATATCTGCACAGAATTTAGGATTTTGTTTTAGAATAGCACTGAGCAATGTTGACCCACTGCGTGGTAATCCTGATATAAAATGATATTTTTGCATTATTCTTTCACCAATAACTTTCCTATATCTGGTAGATATAGATATTTTATATCAGATCCGATGATTGTGTTAACTGCATCTACTAACGTCTCTACTAACGGATCACCTGCTAGATTGAAGCTGGTATTAAACACCATAGGTACACCTGTCTTTTTATAGAATGCTTCAATTAGACGATAATAAAATAAATTGTCTGCCTCATTAACAGTCTGAACACGACATGTTCCGTCTACGTGTGTAACACTAGGAACGTCTCCTATGCGTTTTGCCGACAGGTTAATGGCATACATCATAAAAGGACTAGACTTTAGTCCTCTCATTTCAAACCATTCGTCTGCATGTTCTTCCATAACGCTGGCTGCAAATGGTCGAAACCATTCGCGACCTTTAACACGATTTACAAAATCTTTGCCGTCGAGTCTGCGTGGATCAAATAAAATACTACGATTACCTAATGCTCTAGGCCCCCCTTCTGGACGACCATGAAATAACGAAACAATATTACCATTAACTAATAGGTCAGCAACATCGTTAATATCCGCAGATTGCGTTTTTATTCCGCTTATTTGTTTTAGTATATTATCTAAAATACTGTAGTTTGGCGCGGCACCTAAATAGATATGTTTTAATGGGTTCTTCGGAGCGGTGTTGTTATAAACATACCATCCAAGTTTAGCAAGTCCCATAGCAGTTCCACCGTCGTGACTGATAGGGTCTACATATAAATTAATATCTTTTAATCTATCTTTATAATAATAGTTTGCCACACAGTTTAATCCGTAGCCGCCTGCAATGACAACATTCTTAATACCTGTCGAGGCTACCGCATTTTCTATTAGACCACACACCATCTGTTGAGATTCTTGTTGAATTTTCCAAGCAAGATCTCGGTCGATATCTTTTACTTTAGAAAAGTTGTTGTGCCATTCTTTAGGTTCTTGTGTCCTTTGTAGTGCAGGGAATCTATTTTCATCTATGTTTGAGCCAGCAGGGTACATAGGTAATAGTAAGTTTTTATTCCCCTTACCTTCCACAAAGAAGTCTGGAATAGTTGCGTTGGCTTTTCCATAAGGTGCAAGCCCCATTGTTTTGCCTGCTTCAATATAACCAAATCCCAGATAGTGACTGACTGCTTCGTAGGCCTTGGTAATAGTAACAGAGTTATCAAACTCTTGTACACCATTATTAAAATAATCAGTACGACCATCCGAATATCGTTTGTACAAGGGTTCAAAATTTACAGGATAAGAACATTTATAAACACTTTCGGTTTCGTATCCACCTACTGTGTTGCCTGTACCGTCTGGTCCGGTAGTAGTTGAATGAAAACTGCCAGCACCGTCTACTATAACGGCCAGTGCTTCATCAAATCCACTGTTATAAAATGCGCCTGCGGCATGACCTAAGTGATGCTGATGCCCCATATTGGTAACTAAAACTTTTGGATTAAATTTACGAACCAATGCTGTATAAGCATCTTCCATAGTCCAGGGTAGTTTACTAAATTCCGGACTGGTACCGCCTAAAATAAGTTCATCTACGGGATAACTTTGTAAACACTCTAACATTGCTCGGAAAGGATTGCCATCGTATTTCATACGGCTGAGTCTTTCTTCTTCTGCATAGTAGACAACTTCGCCGTCTACAAGCAAACAAGCAGAACCGTTGTGTCCTGGATTAATGGCTAAAATGTTATATGGCATTAGGTACCCTTACGCTCGATGTCTTCAACAATTTTATTATAAATTGCGGTTAATTCTTCTTCGTCAAAATCGGACATTCTATCATTGTGACGGTCTGCTAATACACTGTCTAATCCTGTAATACGAATAGGGCTGTATTTCTTTGCGCCTTCTTTTTCGATAATTTGGAAATAATCAGGATAGCTGGTATTAATAGGAAATGTACTTCCAAAGATAACTGTTCCCGGAGTACCTACAGCACGAGCCATATGTTGTCCCACACTGTCTACTCCTACAAAATAATCAGCACATTCAATTAGGGCGGCCCACATGCGTAGGTCAGTAGTAGGTGGAAGTTTAATTGTGTATGTATCAGTGACAATTTGGAACTGTTGTTCTCCGAAGAATACCATATTATATCTTGCCGCAAGTTTTTTAGTTAGACTAATATAAGCATCGGGGCTTAGACTGCGACTAGCAGGATCGATTACATCCGCACGATCTAATGTGGCGCCACGGCCGAACGGTTGGATAATAATAGTCTTAGATTTCTTTTGCTGTTCTTTAACATCAGCAAGAGTATTTGCGGCCCATTTTTCTTCCGACTTGTTAAATGTAAGACAGGGAGCGACTAAATCACTGTGGTCTGTGGTCTTATTGATTTCTCGATCAAACCCCTCTACTAGACCAATTTCTTGACGAAAATATGCAGGTAGCCTGTAAGGTTCAGGTGTAAGAATTTCTTCTGCTTTGCTGACAATATTGTCCCAAAGTCCTTTAGTGTCTGCACCATAGGTACGATCTTGTAGTTCCGGAATACTCCAAAGTAATCCGTCCCATGCAGGAATAATGATATACCATTCTCTATTCGGGTTAAGTCTATGGTATTTGAGTAATGCAGGTATTGCGGCAATAACACGGCCTGCGCCGCCGTCGATGTAAATAATTGTTGACATTGAATCCTCTGATCAGATATTAAGTATTATACGTACTTAATTATGCTAGATCAAGAGGGTTAGATAAAATTTTGATTAACTCGATTACTTTCACCATTTATTCATTGGGCAATTAAAAACTATATCGTATTTTATTGCCATGTTATTCTCTTATTATGTGTATTTATATTAGAGTCCTACTCAAATTATCATAATCCAAATCGTGATTTAAACGTATTGAAGTTTGTGCTAACTTCACCTGCTGATAAAGCACGATTGTACACTGCAACTTGATTAATCCTTGCAGTGGCAAATTCACTGGCATCTGGATCACCACCAACAAAAAACGGCATGGCATCTACTCTCAAATCTGGAGAATCTCCATCTCGCGATCCCACTTGTGTGCCATTTACATACAGCTTCATGTTGGCAGTGCCGGCCTGTGTTCCATCGTAAATCACACATATATTCTGCCAGACATTGAGTGTGAACAACTGAAATATTTCTGCAGGATACATTTCAAATTTTTGGGTGGTTAATTTGTAAAATCTTAAAAGGCTGGTTCCTCTATAGCCCATGAGAACATAACTATCAGAGTTTGCTACCGGGTAAGTCCATATATTCCATGTGAACGCTGTGGCTGCCGATTGTACTGGTGTTTGATAAGTGAAGCTGGTTCTTTGTGATGCGCCACTTCCGAAACTAAAATAACTTGCAGCTCCAGCAGATGTATATGCAGGACTATTAACTATTGTACCAGTCCTGCCATTACCACTCAAATCAGTCCAAGTAGTTCCCGATCCAGAATAACTTGCAACATTTCCTGCATCTAACCAAAGTTGTAATCCGGAGGTGATGAGAGTTGGTACATATGGATCGACTGTTATTATAGTGGGAGCTTGATAGCTATTGGGTTGTCTCGCCACTATGGCTCCGGTGTTATTCCCTACATCTAATGCATTTATTTTTTTGCCCCATGCACGAACATAGGCAATATCCCCCCTGAAGAAATTACCAGTGCCTGCACGACTGGCTATATAGGTCCAAGTATTGGCAAATGCCAATCCACTAGTGGTTGCAGATGTAACAGCAGTTATTGATGTGTTGGTAAAAAATTGAGCAGTAGTAGAACCATTGATAAAAATTTGTCTGCCGGTTGAATCAGATCCGTTGACAAATGTCTCAACAACACTGTTAAATGATGTATTTGTATTTGGTGTAAATCCAAACAATCTAGGCCCGTAACCCTGCCATATTGACAGGTAGGTATTGGTCACAGTACTAATATTATTTGCGTTCATCAGCAGGGTAATACCACCAGTGGCTGTACTACCACCAGTACCCGTAGTTTCATATAATATTTGTGTAGTAGATGTATTAGTAGTCCTGTAACCAATTTCAATAGTTACCGCTGAGTAAGCATTAAAATTTATAGCAGTGGCACTACGTGCATGTTGATTTGTGCCGTTAAAGGTTAAGTATGTACCAGTAGTTCCATTACTGGTATAGGTAGGTGTATTGAATAATGTAAAATTATTTCTATTAGGTGACAAATCATTCCACGTTGATCCGCTACCTGGGTAACTTTTAGGATTAGCAGCATCTAAATAAAATATTAGATCGCTAACATTAGATAAATTTGGCCCGTCTATTACGCTCATAACAATTATTGAGCTAGTTGCTCTTCGGTGGGTTGTGGTAAAGTTGGATGGTTCCAGCTCTCAATAAAAGCGCCACGACCGTCATTGTTGTCAACTAACACGATTGTACCCCGCCTTGGACTAAAATCCTCAATAGTTAATTCTGGATAAATGGTTAAGATTTTTTCAAATAATGACATTAGGGTCTCACGTAAAATGCTTGGAAATATGTACCAGCTTGGGCTGCAGAAGTATTTAAAGCAGTAGAAGAGTAGCCAAATATTTCAATGTAATCAGTACTGCCATTTAGATTTACTAATGCTGATACAACTGTAGAGTAACAGGTTCCGCCAATGTCTGCGCCAGCTTTAATTGCAGTTCCGTTCCTTCTTATGACTATATACCCTTCGGTAACTCCTGCGGCAAACGCAATGCTGGCATTAACTTGATACCATCCTGCTATCAGAGGTTGATATCTGTAGTTGGTAGTGTTATCGTAAGCGTTGGTAGAATCTGCCTCTTTGACTTGGAAAGCTACTTTGGTGTAGGAGGCCGCACCTAATGCAGTTACAGAGTTTTGATAAGCACTGAATGCGGGCATACCATAGGATAACACGGGGCCGCCTACTGACAGTACAGTGGCATTAGTTGTAGTGTTGGTACTTGTTCCAATCCATACAGCACCGTTGTATTGTCCCAATTTTAATAAACCGTTGTCTAACAACTCAATACTAGGAATACCAGAAATGTCATTGACACTAAAAAGTGTGCCAGTATTAGTATCAATAATACTCATTAATTGTCCAACACCGCCTTCAATACTTATGGGGCCTGTGTCTAGTACTTTAAAAGTAATGGTACTTACAGATGCAGTTGCAGACCCGCCAGTAAATTTAATGGTCGGTTGTCCGCTAGTACCTGTAGCTGGTGTTATTACAATATTTTTATCGCCTAGTGCCATGTTATTCTCATTTTAATTATTTATATCTTGGTTATCTTGATATATCCGCTTGCAGTCATGTTAAAGTGTCCTCAACCTAGAAAGGTTATTTTAATGTATCCATTACTATTATTAAATGATCCTATGTTAGTTACAGATGATCCATTAAATGTACCAGATGTGTTATATACACCATCACTGGTTGCTACAGCGGTTGCAGAAGAATCAATATATGAACCCCCACCTATACCTGCGAGATAACTACCGCCCAAACTAGTCTGCCCTCCATGACCTCCTGAATAACCACCGCCGCCACCACCTGAATTGTTTCCAAGATGCCCACCACCGCCACCTCCAAAACCACCTGATGCGTTATAACCCGAGAGGTTCATAAAACCGCCAATAGCATACCATGTTCCTGCCGCATTATCTACAGATCCGCCTATGAACGATGCTCCATGTGTACTGATTTGTCCACCATTTGAATCTGTTGCCGAAACTGCAGATCCAACATTACCACTGTAGGGTTGTCCTGCGGTAAGTAGTCCACCACCCCCACCACCATGATATCCACTACCACCCCCACCTAATGCGGGATTGGTACCAAGAACAAGTGGAGAATAACTATAGCCATCCCATCGTGGTTGTTCTCGAGTTTGACCATTAACAATTGCCTGTGTAGTAATACTGCTATAAGATCCAGCGCCACCACCAGCAATTATGATAGGAGTACTTGTGCCCTGCAACACAACAAAACTTCCGCCGCCACCGCCAGCCATTGTGACGCCAGAGTTAGTACTTGGACTACTAGAGATGTTTACGCTACTACCTGCAATTTGTCCAACCACCATTTCTAACTTATTAGCAGTACTTAATATAAAGTTTCCACGTACTATTGCGCCACGCCCATGACTGTCAGACGTGGAACCCCAATTACCTCTGCCACCAGCAACTTCAATTTCGTAAATTCCGTTTGTTGGTGGTTGCCAAACCTGATACCCTTGTGCTCGACCCTGTGAAAAGAAAGCTGCATTACTAGTCCAAGTTTGTGCAGCATAGGTTGCGTCTGCCTGAAGCGAAGCAAATGTTGGTCCAAATCGTCCGCATAGTCCAGCTGAAGTAAATGTAAATGTAGTAAACGGATACAGAGGAGGGGCAATAACGGATGGATCACTACTTAAGATTGTAGACCCGGCGTAAGAGGTCGGTTGCCTCGCTACTATAGCTGATACATTGCTTCTTACATCTAATGCATTTAATTTTTTACCCCATGCACGAACATAGGCAATATCCCCCCTGAAGAAATTACCAGTGCCTGCACGACTGGCCACATAAGTCCATGTATTGGCAAATGCACCCAATACTCCAGTAACACCACTTGTTGCAGTAAAAGAAATCTGACCAGTCCCAGCAGTAAAAGTTGTTATGTTGTATCCTGCTACACTGGAAGAATCTGTTGTAAAGGTAAGTCCGCCCCCTGGATTGGAGATAGTAACACTATTTGAATATTTGAGGATAACAACACCTGAACCACCAGCACCGGATGATCCTTGTAAATTTCCAGCGTCAGTGTAGCCGTTTCCACCTCCTCCGCTACCAGTATTTGGCGTTCCGCCAGTTGCATTTAATCCGTTGCGACCTCCATTGCCGCCAATGCTTGAACCGCCTGTTCCAGCTGTTCCTGTGCCACCAAGTTGATAAGCGCCTCCTCCACCACCGGCTGCACGGGTAACACTTGATCCTGTGATTGAGTTGGCTGTGCCCACCCCGCCGCCGCCGGCGGTTGTGGTACCTGATGCAGATATTCCTACGCTACCAGCACCACCGCCACCACCACCAGCAAAAGCAGTGCCTGCACCATTATCATTTCCGTTTCCGCCACTATTACCTCCAACGTAGCCAGGACATTTCCGTTTCCGCCACTATTACCTCCAACGTAGCCAGGAGCCCCCGAGCGGACTCCTACGGTGCCGCCACCACCTCCACCTGAGGCAAAGGCATTGGTGCTGGCCATGGCAGACTCTCCCGCCCCGCCACCACCTCCACCGCCAGTGATTGTATTAAAAACAGAATCTATACCTAAATTCCCCACCGCACTAGTAGACGCAAGTCCGCCTGCACCAATTGTGACTGTGTAGTTTGTGTTGGCAACTAAAGACTGATTGGTGAAATACCGATGTCCGCCAGCACCACCACCACCCAGATGTCCGCCAGCACCACCACCGCCGATCACAAGAATATCAACTCCGTTTATATTATCGGTAGTTGCTGATGTAAGGACTGTTACTGCTGTATTTGTAAAAAATTGAGCAGTTGTTCCGTTAATTAGGGCTTGCCTGCCAGACGAGTCAACTCCATTGACAAACGTTTCTGCAACACTGTTAAATGATGTAGTTGTATTTGGTGTAAAGCCAAACAATCTAGGTCCAAATCCTTGCCACATCGACAAATATGTTTTAGCCACAGTGCCGGTGCCATTAGCATTCATTAACAGGGTAATGCCGCCTGTGGCTGTACTGCCACCAGTACCAGTAGTTTCATATAATATTTGTGCTGTAGTTGTTATTGTAGGAACAGTAATAACTGGTGTAAATGATGAGGATTGGCCGCTAGTTCCGGTGTTCCCACCTGACCCACTACTCCCACCTAATCCTACTGTCACTGAATAATACCCGGCAGTAGTAATGGACAACGTATTAAAATAACGCAGGCCGCCTGCACCGCCGCCCCCACCGCCGTGATAAATCAAACTACTTGAGCCACCTCCGCCACCTCCGCCAACAACTAACAATTCAATTGAAGTAGTATTTGTTGCGGTAAATCTACTGTTTGTTGTAAACGTGTGTATCCACTTATTTCCTGACGCAGTTGTTATTGCACCACCGAGCGCTACTTGTGTTGGGCTATAGTAAGCAGCAATAACAACGCCCGATCCACCAGCACCGCCGCTAAAGCTACTATATCCACCACCACCACCACCACCACTATTAGCTATGCCCGCACCACCATTTGCGGAAGTACCTCCCGCACCGCCACCACCGGTGTTAACTGTACCAACGCCGCCCGATACTGTTTGGTAGCTACTTCCACCACCACCACCACCACCACCGTAGTAAGTTGGTGTTCCTGTGATATTTAATAATGTGCCTGTACCACCACGTCCTGATGCATAGGTTAAAACGGACAACTGGCTATTTCCTCCTGGGCCGCCTGATCCGCCACCTCCGCCTGCGCCCCAATCTGTTCCAAAAGCATATCCTGCAGGAGTACCGGATGCTCCTCCGCCGTAACCTTCAATTGGAGTAAATTGTCCAATATTACCGGTTGTAGAAGTTGCGTTTCTAATACTCCCACCGCCGGATCCGCCTGCGTATCCTACTTGGTCGACTCCTACAGCGGCTCCACTACCAGCGCCTGCTCCACCGCCACTAGCACTAATATTGTTCTGAAGACTACTCCAATAAGCATAATCTATAAATTCAGGCCGATAGCCAATTTCTAATGTTACAGCTGAGTAGGCATTAAAATTAATTGCATTGGCGCTACGTGCATACTGATCAGTGCCGTTAAAGGTTAGATATGTACCAGTAGTTCCGTTTTGCGTATAAGTCGGTGTATTGAATAATGTAAAGTGGTTTCTGTTAGGTGACAGATCATTCCATGTTGACCCTGATCCCGGATAACTTCTAGGATTGACTGCATCTAAATAAAATATTAGATCAGCTACATTAGTTAAGTTAGTATTTCTTGTAATTGCCATATATTATGCTCGCCATTGAATCGTTACTGACCCGTTGCCGCCTGCACCAACAATGGCGCCTGCTGTGCCACCGCCACCAACTGTATTTGATATGTATAGCGTAGCGCCAGACAGTGTATCTACTGCGGAGGTAATAAAACTCCATCCACCTTGCCCTGCTCTCCCCCAAGTAGTAGCATTATTAATACCGCCCTCGCCACCTAGATGGCCACCGCCGCCACCGCCTCCGGGACTTTGGCGTTGAACAGTACCACCGCCGCCTCCACCACCACCACCACCACCACCTCCAAAACCACCAGCACCGCCAATGTATCCACTGGAACTCCCTCCAGCAGAACCCGTAGCAGTTCCAAAGCCACCACCACCACCAGATCCCCCGTTGTCCCCAGTTGAAGTCCCTCCGTTGCCACCGCCTGTTCCCGAGCCGTTTGTACCTGCACATCCTTGATCTTGACTTCCTGCAACTCCCCCTGCAGCAGATAATATGCTAGTGGCTGTTGATTGGCCGCCCTGCTTGCTTGCTACACCTGTACTGACAACTGGAGTTTCAATTGTGCCTCCAGTTCCCCCACCACCACCACCACTACTAATTAAATGTGTTGTTGATCGTAACACTCCAGAAAACCCACCACCGCCACCCGAACCTCTTGTAACAGCTCCGGCACCACCGCCACCTCCTACAATAACTGACAATGTTTCTCCTGAAGTAACACTGATCCATCCTATTATTCGTCCACCGGCACCTCCAACTGTTCCAACGCTCCCGTTATCCATACTACTATTACCAGATCCCCCACCGCCGCCTGCGTTGGCTGTTACATATAACCATGTTACCCCAGTTGGTACAGTAATACTCTGATTAGCACCTGTATAAGTATAAGAATTAGTATTAGTTAAAGATGCCACTGATGGGGGTCCACTAACTCCATCAGACGTTATTAGACTAATTGTACTCGAATTATAATTTAAAATATACTTTAATTGATTATTATATGCGTTATTTGTAATGTCACTTGCAGGTGCTTTATACCCAAATGCTCTTATCCACGCAATATCACCTTGATAAAAATAACTAGCACCGTTTCGACTTGCTATATAAGTGTAGGTATTGGCAAAGGATAGCCCCGCAGTAGTTGCAGTCGAAACAGATGTGATATTGGTGTTGGTAAAATACGGCAATTGAGCATTATCAACGTAAGAATTTCTACCAGTTGGGTCTGTTGAATTGACAAATACTTCGGATACAGAATTAAATCCGCCAGCAGTGGGAGTAAACCCAAACAATCTGTACCCATAACCTTGCCATTGCGATATATATCTATTTGTAACGGTGCCTGTACTGTTAGTATTCATCAATAACGAAATACCACCTGTTATAGTACTTCCGGCTGTACCAGTAGTTTCGTATATAATCTGCTGACTGGTGCTAATTGTTCTAAAACCAATTTCTAAAGTTATTGCAGAATATGCACTGAAATTTATTGCATTGGCGCTACGTGCGTATTGGTTAGTTCCGTTAAAAGTTAGGTAGGAACCAGTAGACGCAACAGTTGTATAAGTCGGTGTATTGTATAGAGTAAAGTGATTACCGTTGCCTGATATATCTGTCCATATTGAACCAGTGCCTGGATAACTCTTGGAGTTAGATGCGTCTACATAAAATATTAAACTTGTTGCACCAGTTAGTCGAGGATTGTAATGCTGTGCCATTCGCTACTCCTCACTTGTTAAACTCTACAATAAGTTTTCCTGTATCTTTACGTTCGCCGTAGACTGTGTAATAACAATCTATAGTATTAGATGTTGATCCTACTACAACTTGATTATTGATAATGCTCTGTACCCATAATTCTTGATATTGTCCCACAGGTGTTAACGTAGCGGTAATTGTATTTTCGTCAACTAGTCCAGTCCAATAGTCAGGCAGGTCAATTATGTCAACATTGGACAATCGCCCACGGACATATACACCGTTTTCAGGACCTTCTAAACTGCCGTACTGTAAACTCATATTAGGTTTAGTCGGATGGTCTATTAAGAATGACTTGCTAGTAGCAACTAGACTACCGCCAATGTAGACATTACCGCCAACCCCAACGCCACCTAATACCTGCAGGGCACCTGTGTTGGTACTTGTGCTTGCGGTTCCCGGAACAACAGTTACAGTTCCTGTATTATTTGCCGTGACAATTCTGATATTTTTTCCCAGTCCTGTGCCGCTAGCTTGTACACCCATAGTAAGTGTGCCAGCTGTTGTTGACCAATCTAATACAGCACGCTCGTAGTTAGTGGGAGTTGTGTAGGCAGCTGTGCCACCATCTGTATTGTATACATATAAACTAGCAGGCGTAGTAGTTTGTCTCCTAATGCCAATTATGCCGGCTGCACCATCACGACCCATGTAAACATCACTCCAACTCATCGATGATGTTTGAGGCCATGTCCATAGTCCCGAAACGTTACTGCTCCACCCGGCGGATCCAGTACCACCTTGGACAAATAAAGCATTCATTATGTTTCCGTCAGTATTATTGATATAAACATAGTTTTGACTGCTATCGTACCCTAGTCCTGCGTTGGCCACTGCACCGTAAATGTCACCACTTCTAGCAGTTGGTCCCTTGACTTGAAATGCTGGTCTTGCTCGTGCAGCATTGAAATTAGATGAAAGGTCGTTACTATAAAAATAATTTGATCTAATTTGCCCCCAACTACGGATGTCTCCGGCAACGTTTAAATCACCACGGCTGGCTATGCCTCCTTGAACTACTAGTGCGCCAGTTGAACTGCTAAAACTCACTGTGGGATAGTTTATAGCTACATTTATTGGATAATTAGCGTCAGGAAACGGACTAGTTGGTGGTATAAAAGTGGCAGTATATCTAGCCACATCTCGAGTGATGCGTAGTTCGTCTATGCGGCCGTTCCACCTGTAGTTTACTGTATCAGGATATGCACCAACTTTCCACGGTCCGCTAACTACCTCAGTACTAGAGAGTGTAGTTGTCTGTAGAATTCCGTTGACAAAGAATCTTATAACACCGTTAGATCTTGAAGCGGCAATATGATACCATACGTTGGCCGTGAAATACAATCCTTGATTCCAGTTGAATGATGTTGAACCATTATATGTGCTGAAATTAATTTGTTGACTATTGTAGATGTAGAACATCCAAAGTGTACCACTTACTGTATCTCTAGATAACAGCGTTCTATTTATACCCGAACCGCCTTCGTTGGCATCATAACTAAACCACATCTCTATGGTAAAGTCCCCAGCCATTTGCGGATCCGGTAAACCGTAATTTCCTATTCTAACGTAATTGTTAACACTGGTTCCCGGAAATCTAATTGCACCGCTGTTGCCGCGGGCACCGGCAAATGTTCCTGTTGTAAAGGAAACTGTTCCCACACTGAACAAGGTAGCAGTTGTGCCCCCGGGAGCACTGTTTTCAACATTGCCGTCGAAGTGCATGAGCACATCTACTTTGTTAAAAAAAGGATCGTATGCTTGGGTATCTAGAGGTTGTGCGCCAAATACAGTACTACCAGTTACTGTAAAAGAAGAAGTAGATACTGTCCCTAGAATAGGAATTTCAGACCACTGTACAGCACCGTTATAAAACAGACTTTTGTAAAGTTTATTTGTAGTGGGGTTATACCACTCATCCCCTAATGCAACCTGCGGGGGAGGAGTTGTACTGACAATCTGCTGAATACTCTGTCTTGATGACATCTAATATATTCCGATCTAAAATTAAGCCTGAGCTTCTGTCCAGTTAATACGTGCGTTGATAGAGTTACTAGTTACGGCTGTTACGTTAGTGGCGCATACTGTAATAATGTCCGGACCGTCTGGATACAAGTTTTGGAAACCTGTAGGAGCACTTAATGTGTTACCACCACCTAAAATACTATTACCCAGATCTCGAACTAATTCCAAGCCTTGATCAGTACTACCCGGGGTAGTTGTAAAGAATCCATAAACAGTTTCACCGCCTGTGACAGTCTGTCCACTGGTGTGGAACGCAACCTGCGCTAGACTAGAACCACCAGCAGACACAAATGAGCCGCCGCTCAATCGACCATTTAAACGCAGAGACACAAAGAAGCTCATACTTGTACCAGTGGAGAATGCAGCCATTGTACGCAGGGTTAACTGCATACGATTGATAAGCTCTCGTGCGCCCAATAATCCAGTAACACCGCTGTCAACGCTAGGTGATACACGAATACTGATTAATGGTTGTGTTACACCTGCTCCAATGTTGTTAATAGCAGTGGTCATACCAGCTACGAAGATCAAAGATTTATCATCATCGTAACGTCCATCCATGATAACGCTAGAACCCCAGTGACTGATGGTTGCTGCGACTGACGGCGCCCACAATGCCACACTAATCGGTATAGTAGTACTTGTGGTAAAAGTAGTGGCAGTGGCAGAACCTCCACCACTGCTGAATCCGCCTGGGCCCGACAAGTTGGTTACATTCCGTGTAAGACCGTTTAGAGTATTTCCAGTCTTACTGGTATAGTTAATATACTCGACTATGTTATTGGTAGCAGTTGTTCCCCCTGCTGTTAATATCACTGTACCGGTATTAGGCCAGTAAGTAGTATCTGCTAATGCAAGTCCACTAGTTGCACCACTGGCAAGCGTAGTTGACAATACAGTGTTTAACACGCTTGTATTACATTCATATCGAGCAGGCAGGTTACCTGAACGCATGTATGCTTCTGTTCTTAAGTTAGCGTTGGCAATTCTATGGCAGTAAATTACTTCGCCGCGTTGATTCTTAGCACCAAAACGGATTGCACCTGCACCGTACCAGCTGTAGTCAATGTACCACATCTGCATTCTAGTTAGATCTAACGAAAATGCACTTGAGCCAGTACCGTCGAGACGATCAATATTCCACTGACTTTGTGGAATTTTAACATCTGTTGTCTTACTGATAATGCAACCGGTATCAATACTTGTACCTCTGTATTCTGGATATATATGCATTGAAGTGTCGCTTGCAATGTTTATGACTGTGTAACTCATCCCTCGAATTACAATATTGTCAAATGGTTTTAACTGTGTTGAAAATTTTGTGCCGATACCGTTAATTGCCTGTGACCCGAGAGCAACTGAACACCTACCACTGAGTTGGTCAGTGCTGGATCGACGGCAGGCAAACAGTGTCTGTCCGTCAAATTCAAAGAAAAAGCCATTTTGATTGTCAAACATTCCGGCTCGTACTGCTGAACCAAACCAAGACCAAGGACCCACTGTGATAGGAAATCCAGTTGCAGGTGTTGCACTTGGAGTTGTATAAGCATTATAGGTAAATGTTAATTCATCTGTGATAGATACAACAATGTAGATACCATTGTAGGCAGTTTCGTTGCAACCACTTACTCTAATATTGGCACCCACATTGATATTGTGGGGTTGTTTGCATGTTACTGTGACTACGGCGCCACTTGATGTAACGTTGTCAACTTGAAAAACAGGTTTAAACATACTACCAGTGGAGAACTGCATACCCTTACCCGATTGGTAACGGAAGTAACGTCTTGTTTGACGAATAACTTGATTGCCCGGATACGGAAGTCCTGTACTAAATTGCACACCGCCATCAAACGGCCTATGTGAAACAAATCCCCATGGCCTTGCATACAGAGATGCAGTTGCGCCCGCACTCAATGTAATAGTACCGGAAGGCGTATTAACCATATCAAATGTAAATGTATTTGAAGTGGGTACAGTTTTAATGACCCAGCTGCCGTTCGGTGGGTTACTAGAACTGATAGTCGTGCCCGTAACAAAGATTGCATCACCCGCAGTAAATCCGTGAGCAAATGTACAGTTAACTAGAATTGTTGTGCCAGATACAATCGACATGGATGAGCATGGGACACCGGCACCTGTATAGAGCTGGCATAGATACATGTATGTTTTTGTAGGATCAAAAATACTGCCGGCTGAAACAGTAGATTTAGCAGTAAATGTGATCTGTGTACTGCCGTTCTGCGAGTCTATAACAAAGAATCCGTTGGCAGCTGGGTTCAAGCTGTCAACTATGTACATAATACTGGCTCCCGCAGTAAGTCCGGTAAGTCCTGTGCCGGTTACTGTGATAGTTCTCGCACCAGCACTGCTCATTGCAGATAAAACATACGGCGTAGTGGCATCAAAGAAAACGCTGGGTCGATTATTCATCAAGTGAATACTTTCCCACTTGGTTGGCTGTGTACCGTATTCAAAGTCAGTGTCAATCAACGCTTGCGGTTGACTTACACGCATTTTACCAACAGGGTCAAAGAATGTTTCGGCTGGTTGGAAACTTTCGTTAACTTCTTCATAGAGTATACTGATCTTATCAGTGGCACTCATTGCTGTAGTATTGTAGGTCAATATGATTGTAGCAGTTTCAGTTCCGCTAACACTGTCTATTGCATTAGTTAAACTAACAACACCCAAGTTAGGGTCACTGAAATTATAAATTACAGTGCCTCGTGTTACGTTTGTGATCAACAATAGTTGTTCTGCACGAATTGTTTTACCAGTTACCACGATAGTTTTCGTACCTGGTGTAAATGTGTACGATTCTAATATTACATGTTTTGCCATTTTTCTTTAATCTCCAAATGCGATTGATGCCGCTGAATACGGATATCTTCTAAATTGTTTAACTGCGCTGATACCTTTTACAGTGATCGTCGCATCGTCTCCTGGTGCAGGTACGTTAAAAATTTCTACATAATTTGTTGTTGCTGTAGAAACACTTGAACTTGCACTTATAACTCTAAATCCTTTGTAGCTGTCATATTCTGTTATCCACGGATATCTGTATTCTGTAA